TGTTTCTCATCCCGCCGCCACATATTTCGTTCGCGCAACAGGAATGAGCATGATGGATGCCGGGATCTATGAGGGTTCGCTGTTAGTCGTTGATCGGAGTCTGCGGGCAAAGCATGGGGATATCATCATTGCGTCGATTGCGGGTGAATACACTGTTAAACGCTTATGTCTGGAACCCGTCGTAAAGCTTGTGCCGATGAACCCCGATTTCCCGCCGATAATCTTGCATGACGGCGGCGACGATCTTGAGGTGTTCGGCGTCGTGACGTTCAGTATTAACGGGTTTCAGTAATGTTCGCACTGGCTGACGTGAATAGCTTCTATGCCAGTTGCGAGACCGTTTTCCGGCCAGACTTGCGCGGGCGGCCGGTCGTCGTTCTCAGTAACAATGATGGCTGCGTAATTGCTCGCAGTGCAGAAGCCAAAAAATTGGGGATCAAGATGGGTGATGCGTTTTTCAAAATGCGTCACGAATTTGAACGTCACAATGTCGTTGTTTTCAGTAGTAATTATGCGCTGTACGCTGATATGTCACACCGTGTTATGACCGTTTTAGAAGAAATGAGCCCGCAAGTCGAAGTTTACTCAATTGATGAAAGTTTCATGAACCTGACCGGTGTCAGTAACTGTAAGAACCTGGAGGAATTCGGCCGCGAAGTCAGGGCAAAGGTTTTGCAGTGGACGGGGCTGACCGTCGGTGTGGGCATCGGGCAGACTAAAACGCTGGCAAAGCTGGCTAATTACGCTGCGAAGAAATGGACAAAGACGGGCGGTGTTGTTGATCTCTCGATGCTGGCGCGGCAACGTAAATTAATGGCGCTGGTTGAGGTGGGAGAGGTCTGGGGCGTTGGCCGTCGCATATCGAAAAAGCTGAATGATATGGGAATTAAAACCGCGCTACAGCTTGCAGATGCCCCGACAGCGCTTATACGGAAGCACTTTAATGTAGTGTTGGAACGTACAGTGCGTGAACTGCGCGGTGAGCCGTGTTTAGAGATCGAGGAGTTTGCGCCAACAAAACAGCAGATCGTGTGTTCACGGTCATTCGGTGATCGAGTAACGGAATACGACTTGATGCGCGAAGCGATCTGCAGTCACGCGGTCCGGGCAGCTGAAAAACTCCGGGGCGAGCGTCAATACTGCCGGCACATCTCGGCATTCATCAAAACCAGCCCTTTTGCCGTAAATGAAGTCTATTTCGGCAAGACGGCCGGAACAAAATTACAGACGCCAACGCAAGACAGCCGCGACATAGTTGCCGCTGCAACGCAATGTCTGGACGCGATCTGGAAAGATGGGCATAGATTTCAAAAGTGTGGCGTGATGCTCGGTGACTTTTACAGCCAGGGCGTCGCGCAGCTGGGGTTATTCGACGAATACCGGCCGCGCGCGAACAGTGAACAGCTGATGGCCGCACTGGATGGCATCAACCACAGTGGCAAAGGCCGGGTATGGTTTGCCGGGCAAGGAATACAAAGAAGCTGGGAGATGAAGCGAGAGATGCTTTCCCCGGCTTACACCACGCGTTTCAGTGATCTGATGCGCGTGAGGATTTAAATGTGAAATGTTGATTGAAGTACAAACATCAACCACAAAACTAACAACAAAATATTCCTAAAACTATTCCTGTTGTTTTAATTGATTGATTTAAATGAACATAAAAAAACCGCCCCTGGGGGCGACTCTCAAATGTTACTAGATTAACTAACTCTAACCATAGCGTTAGAAAGGTTTATGCCTTAAAGTCATAAAGTAGGTCGCCTATCTGGTGTTAGACCGCTAATCGAAGCACCGCATTGAACCCGCCTGATGGCGGGTTTTTTGTTTTTGTGGGTGAAGGGCTGCCTGCGCATTTCTGCTTTTGGGGCATTTATGGGGCAATCGTAGGAATAATGCAGCGCAATAATGGAATATCGCAGATTTTGAATACGCCCGTTCAGCATTTTAAAAATGCACAACAGGCGGAAGGCTTTTAGTGAGATTCGTGGTTTTCCTGATACACACATAGATGCGTATACGCCGCCTACACCAGCGGATCATTTATCGGCTCGATCAGTGCCGGCGTATTATTCCGAACGCTTCCCACCTGCTTACCTACCGGGTGCCACTTAAATTTACCGGGTGGTACCGCTTCCTTCTGAGCGATTTCAAGCGCGCGTGCTGGCGCGGTATCGCTGTTCAGCCATTCCAGCGCCTGCGCGCGATCCAGAACGAGTGGCCGGCGGTCATGGATATCGAGTAACCCCTCATCGCTTGCGGCCGTGACGATAACAAAGCCGTCATCTGCTGGCGGCTCGGCGGCATCCGGGTGGAACCGGCTAATCGCTGCGAAGAACAACGGCGTATGCGATTTGTGGTAGATGAAATACGGCTGTTTAATTTTCGGATCCGCGGGGTCCTTCTTCCATTCATACCAACCGTCGGCCATCACCAGCGCGCGGCCGTTCTCAAATAGCGGTTTAAACATGCGGCTCGTTGCCACCGTTTCGACGCGCGCATTGATCATCGGCGGCCGCTTTGATTCCTTCGCCCAGGCGGGCTGGTATCCCCAGTGAACGGGGTCCAGGTAGATCTGATCATCCCGTTGGTTCAGTAGAAGAACGCGTGAGCTCGGTGCCACGTTGTAGCGGTCGATGGGTATATCATCTATTGCGCTGGCGAACTCCTTATCAGGGGCCAGGACTTCGATGTAATGCGAGCGGGGCTCGTACTGGGTGAAGCGTCCACACATATAAAATCCCTCCGTTGCAAGGTTTTAAGTATAGACATGGCGTTTACGTGATGAGGCGCAATGCTGATATCCAGCGGGGATGAAAAATTGCTGGGGAACGTCTTCACCTTTGTTAATTTCACCTTTACTTGAAACTATAGCTAATAGGCTATAGTATTGAATATAGCTAATAGGCTATAGGGACATAACCATATGTGGGAAGTGATAACAACTGATTGCTTTGATGAGTGGTTTCTCAAACAAGATGTAGAGTTGAGAACTGCTATATATGCCTCAATGGGTATTCTTGAAGAGATTGGCCCGCAGTTAGGCAGGCCACACGTTGATACCCTGAATGGCTCCGCGTTCCCGAACATGAAAGAACTGCGGGTTCAATATGCTGGCAATCCAATCCGAGCCTTTTTTGCTTTCGATCCTGACCGCCAAGCCATCGTTTTGTGCGCCGGTGATAAGACAGGGTTAAAGGAAAAGCAGTTCTATAAAGACATGATCCAACTGGCTGATAATGAATACAGGAAACACCTGGCCGAACGGGAGAAATAAAATGAGTAGCTTCAGAGAATTACTTGCGAAAGAAACCACAGAAGTTCAAGCGCAGGTCGCCGCACAGGTTGAAGATATGCGCCGTGAGGTGGGATTGTCTCAGCTGCGTGAAGAACTGAGCCTTTCACAAACGCAGGTTGCAGCCGCGATGGGTATCAAACAGCCATCAGTGGCGAAGATGGAACAGCCGGATAATGATCCGCGCCTCTCAACCTTAAAACGCTACGTTGCAGCCCTGGGTGGCGAACTCAGCCTTGATGTGACTTTGCCGAGTGGCAAGCGTGTAGCGTTCCATATCTGATATTAAATGAGCAAGGCGTATTCAGATACCGCCTTGCTCACCCTCCTGATTTTTATTCATTACCCGTCTTTGTATTTTGTAATGCGAGCTGGTCTCGTTCTGCGTGAAACGTCCAACTATAAAATACCCCTCGTTACCAGATTTTAAGTAAAAGTAATGTGATAAACGTAACCCATGAACCAATGGTGCTAATCATGGGAGGGTACATATTGCTTGCTTATGAATGCGGCAGTATTCTAAATCCACTAAAACTATATGGATATTACGAATGGATACGGTAGAAGAACTTAATGGAACGTATTTTTATAAAGGTGTCTGCAATATCTCAGCCGGTGAGCTTTTCTTTTGGATCTTTCTTGATGAAATTGGAGAGCAATTCGGAGGGATTATGGATTTGGGCGCTATGGCGCTGATCATACTTGGGCAACCAATTATCGGCACCCGTGGAAAAATAGCATTAACAACAAAGGGGACGTCGATAGCATCACTGGCCTCAAGACGTTATCTTGACCATACATTGCCTTTCCAATTGCCAACATTCACAAACGCATCTATCAGAACGCTAAAACCAATGTATGTTAATAATTTGGGTGCTTTCGTAGGAAGGGCTGTTCCGGTTGTAGGCTGGGTCCTGCTTGCAAGTGATGTTGCATTAATCGCTTTTAAGACAACATCTCACTATAACAAAATAGCACGCGGAAATGATAAAATATGGTAACAGACGAAGAAGTATTGTTATTTTTTCGCAAAGAGTTATCCACCCTTGGAACGTGGTATTTTAAAAAAATACCGCTCCAAATTGATACTGTTCTTCAGGATTATGCGTTAGACACGACTGAGTTTATTGAGGCGATTGAAAAATACGACGAAGTGTTTGGGGTAGATGTTTCGAAAATGCACTGGAATAGTTATTACCCTTGGGAAGTGGAGTGGTTTTACCGGAAATGGTTTACGAAAAGTCCTATAAACCAGGCTAAAAAGCCACTCACAATCAAGATGTTTGCCGAATCTGCACGGGCCGGAAAGTGGCTTTATGATTAAGGGGCTTACGCCCCTTCTAAATTGCTTTCTATGCTTTATCGTTCCATGCATCTGAAAATTGTATGTTTCCGTCACAATATTTCCACGTGATTTTTTCATACCGGAATTGAACGGACTCAATGTGGCCAGTACCGATGACGGTAGATATATCGTGCATTACGGGGGTTATCGAAACGACTTTCACACCTTCAAGGTGCATGATGAAATACTCAACTTCCTGGCCAGCATCGTTGATACGATACCATTTCAGCACGGCTGATTGGAAAGTTTGTCCAGATGAGACGGCCTTATAGAGATAAGGACTTGAAGAATCAAATTCCTTTTCTATAAGCATTGCGGAATGCAAGCGTGTGCCGGTCAATTTCCCCGTATTATTATCTGTTGGGATGTTCAGGTTATGGGTAAACCCTCGCACCTCAATACTGCCTTCGCGATTATTTACATCTACTGAACCCTTGATGTCCGTTCCGCCGTCGTCTTTAAGCCATAAGTAAGCTGGGATTGCCATCTTGATAAATTCCATTTTTAAAAGTGAGGCATAACGTTATGCCTCAATGTCTTGGCATACAATAAATTGGTCTGTAAAAATGTAATTTTCAGAAGTTTATTATTGAGGATCGAGCGTCATTGCTGGCGCTCAATAGGGAAGGGGGTAAATATTTTAAAAAGTGGATGCGCATCCTTACAAAAGGGTCGTCCTAGCGGTGCTATGTACGCCGCAGGGGGATAATAGGTGAACCGGTGCATTAATAAAGTAAGCCGTTCAAATGTTGGAATGCGCCTCGCAAAATATCCACCTTCTTAATTAATAATCATGTTGCTCATGTTTAAACTAACCCTGGCGGATACATTCCGTATGATTTGGAATGGCCGGAATTTGATTTAAGTCACAAATATTTAAAGTAATTAGGGTGAGTGTGGGGCGATAAAGCGCGTTTTAACTTGAAAATAGCGGTTTATTATTGGCGTGGGATATATATATCGATGCTAATATAGGGTGGTTGTATTTTATTTCAGGCTATATATTCGTATTAATTATGGTTCAAGAGTAATGGTGGCGCGATTGTGGCCGTATTCTGGGCGTTTGCGGGCTGGCATCTTATAGGCCGGTTGTCACAACCTCAGTCGCGCCGCCACCCGCTGAGCGCTATCACGCAGGTTTAACCTTTGGCAAAAAGCTCTCTGTGGTGAGCTATCTGCTCATGGAAGTATGCCTGCAGGTGCTCTGGTTGCTTCTGCTCGATCGCGTGTATATCCGGTTCATTGCCGTTCATTTCATTGATGACGAAGTGCCCGGCAGCTTTGGACGTTTTGATTTTTTCCTGGATATCTTTTGGTAAACCGTTTGTTTTATATGACATATAGCCCCCTTCCTTTTATTGGGTGATTTTAGCACTGACGGTGCTTTTCCCTATGAGATTTAAATCTCTTTATCCACTGACGTTCTGCGCCCTGGCTTTGAATGAGCCAAGCCCCCATTAGCCGCCATTTGTTTGACGGTGATGCGCATACCGAACACATTACGGATATCTGTTAAGCGCACAACATGCGCCTTTTGTGTGTACGTTGTGCATCTTACGGATATCTGTTGTGCATCTCAAGTGCATCTGAAAATTATCTAAACAGCAATTTTAACTTGTAGCCAAATTCTAATAAGCTATCATCTGTGAATGTGTTGTCGTCTTGAAAATGAACCGTTGACGCGGTTCAGGTGTTGCGGGTAGCGTGATCGGGCTGTAGCAAAATCTACAGTCGGGATTGACCTCCTGAAACTGCACAAGGCGACACCAGACGCGCCAGCGTCTTTTTTATCGTCTGTATTCTTCGCACCCAAATTATGGTGGGCTGAATGGGGGAGCTGCAAAGCTCGCCGGTTACCTTGTGCGCCGGTAAGGTCAACTCTGTTCAGCCCACCACCAGTTAGATTGACCTCTTCGGTAGTGGGATTGTTTTTCGCACTCGGAGGCTGCCAATGATGGCTACTATCCCTACCTATGCTCAATCCAACACGGACGAGCTGCTTCACCTCACCGTTACAACCCTTCGTAAAATGATGTCTCTTAGTCTTGCTGATCCAGATTGTGCCGCCGCTATGGCTGCGCGGATTATGGCGCTACAGGATGACGGACCGGCCACAATTTCAGACGCGCATTTACGCCTGGACAGTATTAAGCGGGCGATCTGGCAAGTCTGGGATAGTCAGCTGGTAGAATACCGGCGTTCAATCGAACTCGATGACGATCTCGACATCTCTCCTGAAAATTCTCTCTCATTTATTTTTTCCCGGTTTACCCAGCTGCGAGCCCTGATCAATGCCAGCCGGGGTATTCTTGAACCCCTGGGCAGTAACTGCTATCTCGATGACGTTAGCCAACTGCTCATAACAGCAAGTGACATCACCAATACCTGTATTCGCCTTCCTGTTTTCGCGGAGGCCATGTGATGAAAAAGCTGACTACCACAACTGAAACTTTCATCGATACCCAAACCCTGTTGGCGCTGGTTAATCAGTCCCGCAAAGAGTCGGGTGAGCCAGGCGTGCGAAATAACAATTTCATCCAAAAGGTGTTGGATGAACTCCATGGGGAATTTTACCAGACGAAAGCAAAGCCTTCAGGGGGGCGTTCTGGCCGGCCTTGCGAAGTTATTACAATGAGCTACAAGCGGGCCTTACGCGTGGCCGCGCGCGAGTCGAAAGCGGTCCGGCGCACGTTGGTTGATAAGCTGGAAGCGCTGCAAACCCCTGGCGGCGTTCTGCCAGCAGGCCAGCCTGCTTTTGCTTTGGATAAAGTAGAGGAGTTGCTTTCTGCGGTTGGCGCTAATCAACAGTGCGGAGCGGTAACAATGACCAGTAGCGAGATTGCAGAACTGACCGGTAAACGGCATGGGAATGTTGTTCGCGATGTTTGGGTGATGCTGGCTGATTTGCACAAGATAACAAAAGATGAATCACTTATGAGGCATCGGTCGTTAATCCTTGCACCAGGTGTATCAATTTCATTTGATGCCCGCGGCTATGTGGGCTGCTTCACCCTGGATCGCAATCACGTCGAATGCCTGCTAATGGGGTATAGCGCGACTCTCCGCATGAAGGTCCTAGCACGCCTGCGCGAACTGGAAGAAAACGCCGCAACTCCGCCAGCTGTGCCAGCACCTATGGCGCCATCCTTGCCAGCGGAAACAATCAGCGCGGGGATCGCGCTGCTCGATGGCAGTAAAAAGCTTCTCCACCTTTCTGACAGTTCGATCCTGGCTGGCCTGCGTCGCCTTCAGACGGCAACCGGCTTGCCTGATCTGCTGCCAGGTTACGCCATCGATGCGCCACCGGACGCGACCGGGGGTAGCAGTGAGCCAACGGCCGCATTGCGCCAGCTGCTGAGCCAGCACGGTATAAAGCTTTCACCGCAAAAGGCATACGCCATTCTGGCTGGCGCTGGCATTGTTGAACAGAAGACGCGGACCAGCACCCGCGGCGAGAAGCATTTCTGGTGTGTGACTGAAAAGGGGATGTTATACGGCAAAAACCTGACGTCTCCGGGCAATCCGCGACAGACCCAACCCCACTTCTATGAGGCGAAGTTCTCAACGCTTTCTGCGTTGCTGACCCGCTGATCCCCTGATAGATCCTTCCCGCACAAGGCGGGGAGGATGCTTTTCACTATGTACGGACGCAGTACGGACATTTGACGGCACAGAAAATAAGCGCTATAGTGGTTTCCGTACATTGTACGGACTTAAAATATTAACTTTATGTTCATTATAAAAATGTGAAAAAATTCAAAGAGATACATTAAATTCTATCAATCCAGTACTCAATTAAATACTCAAATTAGCACTCAATTAAACTCACAAGTAAGGATTCATAAAATGGCACTTTCTAACAGCTGCAGCACTCGAGGAAATTTAGTTCGGTCCCAAAATAGGAGCATTAGACACATAAATGGAATTACTACCCGTCATCGAAGACAAATTTAACCAGTAAGGAGGTGCATTGATTTTATTGACAAATATAAGGGTTATTGTATGCGAAACAACCACTTGCGTGGTGGTTCATCAAGCACGGCTTCGGCCACCGCGATTAGGGAAGTAGAAGTATCACCTGAAGTGAAAAGCACTCGTCTGGAGTTGCGGACCACGACAGACTTTAAAGAAAAAGTACGCTCTGCATCCGCTCTACTTGGGCTTGATATGAGTTCGTTTATTGTTTTAGCAGCCACGGATTTAGCTCAGAAAACGATGGATAACCAACGCATTCGTTTACTGACAGAAGAGGCTTGGGACAAATTGAACGCACTGATTGATGCGCCTGTTGTTGAACGAGATGATGAACTGGAGCGGTTAATGCTGAGGAAGCGCCGTTATGTCGTCCGACAATGAATGCAGTACAGATGTGAACCCCGTGCAGGATTTTGTTATCGAAATCTTCAAAGAAGACAAGACTTACAAAGGACTGAAGCAATTCGATTGTGGTGACGCGGTAATTAATCGTTACGCAAAAGACAATCTGAAGCGCGATGGTGTACGTGAAAATAAAAAGATCTTCGTATTGCTCGATCCCAACCGTGATGAGCAATTCGTCGGCTTTGTTAGCTTACTCCTGCACTTTACGGGAAAGAATGAGCTACCTGAGGACGCGTTTCCCCATCCGCTTCCAAAGATTGTTCCGGTAGTGAAAATATCGATGATCGCCGTCGCGAAAGAGTACCAAAGAACGAAAGACGGCTGGGGTAGTGAGTTGCTTAGCATGGCTCTGGACCATGCAATTAAAGTGGCTAAATTGTCCAGTGAGCTCAAGGCGGTAGTCCTTGATGCTAAAGAAGATGTCGTAGGTTTTTATGAGCGGCATCGTTTTTCACTGGTCGGGCCTAAATCGGAGAACGGCACGTATTTAATGTGCTTGTCTATCCGTGACCTGCTGGCGATTGACGCCAAGCGCAAACAGCTGGAAGAGTCAGCTGCGTCGTAATTAGTAACCGCGAGCTACCAGGTCTTGCGTGTGTAATGAAGAAGGCTCAGCAATCTCTGCTGAGCCTTTTTTCTTTTCTGCTTGAGGGTGAAGTTCTTATCTTTATTCAGTCGTAAAAACACTCTTCAACTTCTCCGCGTTCTGCTGCCTTTTTCTCGCTTGTGTCAGTGAACCGGTTATAAACATAGCCCAACAATAACCAGGCTAATAAAAACAATACCAATGCTACACACCACTCCATAAAGTAATTTCCATATAGTCATAGTAGACATTTCCCTGGTGAAGGTGTGGGAATAATTAACCCAATAGCCACACTTATCAAATGGGTAATAACGATCAGTTTACGGTTATCGATCGGTTTCAACGATCGATTGAGTTTAAGTAGGTGAGATGCCCGCCCGGCGGGGCTTCGCGAGGATTAGACATTTTCAGAAACGAGGATTATACGGCGTGGCGCATCCATTCTTTTCCTGTATTAGCTGTTTATGTATTTAACTCAATTTAATCAATGTTAGAAACCCGCAATACATAACGAATAAATATGAATTTTATTTTATTTAAAAATATAACAAATGATTCAGTGTATTGCAGTTACATCACAAATTGATATTAATCACAAAACATCCCCAATTCGTCCTGAAAAGAAAAATAACCACTTTTTTTACTTGCTATGAAACAAAACTGGCGCTTATCATTCAGTCAAAATAAAACCCGCTTAGAACTAGGCTAGATTAATTCAGGGAGCAACATGAACAAAGTGTCTTTCATCGTCAAAAGGGCGTCAGTACCGGTCGTTAAGAAGTCATCACTTCTGGCCGCGCTGGCAAAGGTGGTCTTCGTGATGCCTGTCGTTTTCCTGGTTGTCATGGTGCTGGTCACTGTTTACGAAAATGCGCTCGGAATTAACTAACCCCGTTTTAACTCCACCACTCCTTCGGGAGTTGCTCTTTAAAAATTTGAAAAAAGCTACGGTAAATTAATGGATTTATTTAACTCAATCCTTACCGCGCACGAAGGGATTTTTTCAAATGCCCTGATTTTCTTTATAGCGTTTTATGCAGGAAAAGAAAGGCAGCGAAGAAATACCCGACGGCGCGGTAAGACTCGAACTCGGAGGAATTATGGTCGCCGATAATTTTGAACGTCTATTAACAAGTATTCGCGTGAATGCCTTTTTACAAGAAGGCGGGAGCGTTGGGGCACGTAAAGCGGACGATATGGGGCTTTATATTGAAAGCGTGGTGGGGCAGTACGCCGAAATCATGGCGCTTGAACCGTTTACCATCCTGTCACTCATGGAACAGCATCGGGTGAAAGCTGGCGTAGACACCATGGCTTACTACAAGCGGTCCCGGTTCCCTGATGTTGCGGACCTCACGTATTTTGAGAGTGTCGCCGCCATGCGGCGCGCGTTCTCAACTACAGGCTATCTGTGCCCGGCCTGCAAAAGTACATCTTCACATGCCACGGTCTGTACTAAATGTGATTTTGATATAGGGGTCGTTAAGTCCTTCGGTATGAAGCTTCTCGTTAAAGAAGCATTTCTGACTACCGGGAACGTCGTAAACATCTTCCCGCCTGTAAATGCTGTGCGGCCGGGAAAGCGTAATGCCGCCTGACAAGGGATCAAGCTGTCAGGCTTCATTACCCTGCGAACAACACATTGAACGCAGAGTAATGAGGTTTGCAAAAGGAACATGTATGCGGCTTATCAACAAATGTGAGAAGGACACGGCGGAGTACGTCGCGGCTGACGCAGCACTGCAAGAGCATTATGAAAAATTCGGGAAATTCGCGCGCCGGCAACGTGATGTGATTTATCGCGTGAAGGTCACTACCGGCATTGTCACTATCCAGATCCATAGCACGCTGACTTCCTATACCGCTTTTTCCTGTAACCGCGTCCGAGAATTGCAGCGAGTCTGGGGCGCTAACTGACTTCAAAACAAATATTGCTGTGTGGTCTTGGCGGCATTCATGCCTTTGCAGACGTGAATGCCGTCCTTTTTCAGGGACAAAATGTCCGGGCGTTATTTCGCGTCACGATTACGGGGCGTTATCTGCGCAATTTAGCGCCCGGACATTTTATTCCTGTCGACATAGGCAACCGGGACCTACAGGCCAGTGGCCTGTTATCTGCGAAGGCGTAAAAACTGGATCGGCGCGGTACCAGCACCGCGTTATCAAGACGGCGAGCGCCGGACGTAAACCGGCACAAAACGCTAAGGGCTTTACTGAGTGCCGCACGCGGCAGCTGGCAGAGCCTTTATCGTTTTGATGGAGGAAATATGGAATACATCCGGGCGCATATCAGCGCCTTTTTTGTTGTCTTTTTTATGCTGTGCGTCATCTCGCTTTCTCTTCACTTCGCACCCGCTGAAAGCCGGTTTAATTCGATCTCTGCTTCTAATTCATATCAGACATTAATAATCGCAGGAGGAAAGTATGGCAACAAAGGCTGATTTGGAACGCGACCTTGAACGAGCGCTTCAACGTAACGCAGAGCTCGAAAACCTCTTATTTGGAGAAGTGCCCGTTATTACCTGCTGGCCGAAAGAAGTGGACGTGATTTTCGACCAGATACCCCGCGTTGGCAGTTTTCCGCCAGCGCATCAACACCGCCTGAAACATCACATCAACCGGTTGTGGCTTGAGCGTAAAGCCGTTCCCACAATCGTAACAGTGGTGACTGAGCTTGCTGCCGTCATGGTTAAGGGAATAGACAAGAATGAAAGAACTGATCGTTGATAATTTTGCTGGTGGCGGCGGAGCCTCAACCGGTATTGAAATGGCCATAGGCAGAAGTGTAGATATCGCCATCAACCATGACGCGCACGCTATCGCGATGCACACCACCAACCATCCAGACACCCTGCATTACTGTGAATCCGTCTTTGACGTCAATCCCGTGGCCGCTACGGGCGGAATGCCGGTAGGGCTGGCGTGGTTTTCCCCTGATTGCCGCCATTTCAGCAAAGCGAAGGGCAGCAAGCCGGTTAAGAAAGAGATCCGCGGGTTGGCCTGGATTGTAATACGGTGGGCACTGGCTAAGCGCCCACGCGTGATGATGCTTGAGAACGTCGAAGAATTTAAAACGTGGGGGCCGCTGCTCGCCGCTGCTGATGGTACGGAGCACCCGGATCCTGCCCGTGCAGGCGAAACATTTGCTGCATTCATCGGAATGCTGACTATCGGCGTTGCAGCTGATCATCCGGCAATTGCTGAGTGCTGCGAAGTGCTGAACATCGATGTAAACAGCGACGATGTACGCCGCCTGGTGGCCGGTCTGGGATACGTTGTTGATCACCGGGAAATGCGCGCTTGTGATTACGGCGCGCCGACTATCAGAAAGCGCTTTTTCATGGTTATGCGCTGTGATGGCCAGCCCATTGAATGGCCTGCGGCGAGTCACGCCGATCCAAAGTCGCTGGGCGTCCAAAGCGGCAAGTTAGACCCGTGGCGCACCGCTGCGGAATGCATCGACTGGTCAATTCCATGTCCGAGCATTTTCGAACGTAAAAAACCCCTGGCTGAAAACACGCTCAAGCGCATTGCACGGGGCATACAGCGGTTCGTTATCGATAATCCTACGCCGTTTATTGTTGGTTCGGGCGGTTCTGAATATCAGGGGAAACCTCGCTCTACTCGATCACCATTCCACACCGTGATGAAGCAGTCCCACTCCGCATTGATCACTCCGATTATTGCGCGCATAGGCCAGACCGGCTTTAACGGCGACCGTAACGCTTACCCCCTAACTAAAGGCATAACGACGATAACCAGCAAGGCCGAGCACCTGCTAATTGCCCCCGTTATTGCCCGGCAGTTCGGGAACAGCGTAGGTCATGCAGTTACAGAGCCAAATGGCACGGTGATGGGCGCAGGAGGCGGTAAGAGCCAATTGTGTGCTGCCTTTTTAGCAAAGCACTACGGCGGAAATTATACCGGGCCAGGCGTTGATATGACTGAACCAACCCACGGCGTCACGACGGTTGATCATCATGCTTTAGTCACGTCAAACCTGGTGCTGCTGCGAGGGACCTGTAAAGACGGGCGGGTTGTAACCGAACCGGTACCCGCCATTACCGCTTTAGGGCTGCATATCGGCGAGGTTCGTGCATTTCTCCTCAAATATTATGGAAATGAAAAAGAGGGCGTCAGCCTTCGGGAGGCGCTCCACACGGTCACAACCAATGATCGCTTTGGTCTGGTGACGGTTGAAGGCGTCGATTATCAGATCGTTGACATCGGTATGCGCATGCTCCAGCCCCACGAGTTGTATCGCGCGCAGGGGTTCCCTGAATGGTACGTCATTGACCAGGATTACGCGGGAAATCGCTATGCGAAAGATAAGCAAGTCGCCCGGTGCGGCAACGCCGTGCCGCCGCAATTTGCAGAGGCCCTTGTGCGGGTAAACATGCAAGAAATGTGCAGTGAAAGAGAGGTAGCGTGAAACAAAGAACACCTTATTGCGATTTAAAAATTCATGACCTGCGCATTTTTGACCATGTTGCAAAAGGCAATACACATACTGAAACAGGGGGTGAATTCGGTATGACGCAGGCCGGCGTTACGCTGGCAATTGCTCGCATAGAGCGCCAGTTTAAAGTCCGGCTTTTCATGAAAAACGGGCGGAGCAAGGCTCTCACGACGAAGGGGCTGGAAGTTCAGAAGACTGTCGTAAGCATTCTTAAGAGTATCGACACAGTTTCAATAAATCGCAGGACCAGACAAGGGGATCACCATGACAAAAACGAAAAGTAACAACAGTACGGGCCTTTTAGCGTTCAGTGTTCAGGCACCTGACGCGGGTACCATCAGCTTTGCAAAAGACAATTACACCGCCAAAAAAGACGGCGCTAACTATCTGGGGCTGGAGTTAAGCGAGATCGTGTCCTGCCGGCGTATGCCGTCGCTGGATGTCTACGCGGATCAAGGTTCCGTGCCGTGGAAGGTCCTTATCGAAGAGCATGGCTGGAGCCAGGAGTGTGGCTGGTGCCAGCGCCTGGTCAGTAAAGAAAGTACCGTCCGCGTTTATAACGAAGACGGAGAGCATGTTTATTGCGACGCCGAATGCCTGGCGCGTCGCAATAATCATGATCTGGATAACGACGCTGAAGACAAATTGTCTGCAGCGCTTGAGCAGTCCCTGATTGATGCCACGCTGGCGCGCTTTGAGGGCGTGATGAATGTGGTGGTTGATGATGCAGCCAAGGGAATGGTGCACTTTTCCTTCCCCGGAAGTGACGGCGCGGCCTGGTGGAAGGTGGGCGCAGATACCGTCTCACTAAACAAAGTGGATGCCGCCGCGTGGAATACATATCGCGAATGTTACCGGAAGGTCCCTGTGGACCCCGAGCACACCCCGCCGGAAGGTGGCGGCGACACCCAGCAGCCCGGCGAAGACGAAAGCCAGCACTAACAGCACGGCGCGGCCGCCAGCGCCCGCATTCTGAAAGGGACATTCATGCAAGATACGAATCACAACCCGGACGCCCCGGACATTGAAGCAATGAGCAACCTTGAAGCAAACAGGCAGGTTGCTTTGCTGGTGGGCGTTGTTCTTCCAACCCACTGCTTTATCGGTCAGGAAGGCGATGTCCTGACCGATGAATCCGAAGATAACGCGCCCCTTTTTCCTGATTACTGCAACAACGGCGCATCTATCCGCACGTTTAAGAGCCTCTACCAGATTGAAGTGATACCCGAAAGGGGCAATCGGTGGCGTGCGGTACACATTCCCAATAAGGGTATTTTCAGCCGTTCTGAATGCGCCGGCCGTGCGGTATTGAACACGATGCTGATGATCGAACGGCGTAATAAGAAGGATGGCTTATGACCACTGCAAATATCAACGTTGAACGGATAACCAATTATCTGGCCAAGGTAGAAAAAGCCAGCGCCAATGTTATTTCCAAAGCCTTGGGGCTGGACAAGGTCTTGGTAAGTGCAATTCTCAGTGCTCAGGTAAGAAGACACCTGGTTACGCGGGCGAAAGGAAGTTCGTATTACAGGCTTGCCGAAGTGCGTGAACCGTTGCCAGAAGTCGATATGTCTACCCTCGACTTTGTTGAATTAATCATCGGGAAGACACTGACCTACATTGAGCTCAGGAAGCTGGTCGAAGACACACACCCCGGCTTCACAATGAAGATGGACGCGGTGCGCAAGCGTATCCGTGTCCTACGTCAATCGCCTTACGTCAATATTGAACGAATCAATGAAGGCGTTGTTGCCCATCACCTGATCAGTTACAGCCCGGAGTATGTGAAATACGTCGAGCGGGCAAAAGCTGCCAGTAAAGCAGAAATGGCCGCCCGTGCCGCACGGGCGGCCGCGGCGAAAGAAGACGATCCCCGCCAGGTTCTTCGTTCCAGCGAATTCCACCCGCGAGAACGAGCTTGCTGCACCATGTCATCGATGTTTAACGATTTGCTGAAGTCTGCCCGCAAGCCAGTTGAGAGCGAAACGGGAGAGAAAGCATGAAAAAGTTAGAGGTATTTGGGTACCTGAACAAAATAACCGGCCGGCTCAGTACACCGGCCGAGCAACCCGCGGCGGCTGAGATGCCAGAGGTGTATGAGGCGTTGTACCGCCATACCGACTTGCTGGCGCTGACGGCCGAGAAAGTCACGCTGGAGAAGCTGGTAGACAAAATGGCCGATATCGGGGACCTGATCAACACGCAGAGCAACCGCTGTACCGATCAGCCTTTCTTTGCCGTCATGACCAAAAAGGAAGAGCCCGCATCCGAAGACCACGGCTTTGACCGGATAGCCTGGGTACACCCTGACAGGGATTATGCGGAGGCGGACGAGCGCACCTCCGGCAGGCTTGATGCCTTGTATGACGATGGCCGGGAGATCAAAGGCTGGGAGCGTATCCCGGTGAAGAAAGTGGATGAATTCAGGATCGGTTGTTTCACCGAGCAGGGCTGTAAAGACTACATCGGGCGTAATGGCCATAACCTGAGAGAGCCTTTCATTTTCGCCTTCGGTACCTATCGTAATTGCGAGTATCAGGAGGTGCGTAACTTCCTGATCACCGTCGCCAACCAGCGCGCCCGGAGGACTGTATGAAAGAACGTCCGATCATCTTTAATAGCGATATGGTGAAAGCCATTCTCGCTGGCAGTAAAACGCAGACGCGTCGGGTTATGAAGAATCAACCAAAGCCGAGCAAGACGCGTGAAGGGGATTACTGGTTCTCATGCGACAAGATGCAAACCATGGTCCATGTTTCTGATTTCTCACGCGACAATCCCTACATGCCCGATGCTCATGAATTTTTTAGCGCATGTTGCCCGATTGGTGCAGTAGGCGATCAGCTTTGGGTGCGTGAAACGTTTGCAACCCTTGGTAACGAAGATGGTTGTGCAATCGACTGGCAAGAAAATTTGATTAAGGCTGGTGGCCCAGATGCAGCACGAGTGTATCGCGCAAGCTGCGAGCAACGACCCGGCAATTATGGCCTTTGGACAATTCCTGATGATGCATTCTGGAAGCCTCATACCGAGAACATGCAATACGAAGGTTCTTGGGTGCCATCCATCCACATGCCGCGCTGGGCAAGCCGTATTCAGCTGCAAATAACAAATGTTGGAGTTCAGCGGCTTCAAGACATCAGTTCAGGTGATGCTGTCCGCGAGGGTATTTGCCAACTTACGGCATCAGGCCGCTACTGCATCACTCAAGGTGATCAGTATTTCGGTGGTGCGAGCCACAACGCCAAAGAAGTTTATTCTTGGTTGTGGGAATCGATTTACGGCGAAGGCAGTTGGCAGGCTAACCCGTGGGTATGGGTGATTGAATTCGAGAGAGTTGAAAAACAAGGAAGCCAGTTATGACGGTTTTCCTAAGCCAAAACAACCACTGGAGGAAGCACGTAAGGAACCGCAAGTTGACGGCTTAACCTGAAAATTAAAAAAACGGAGGGGATGATGATTCATTTTCATGGCGGGCCAATAACCCCCGATACGGCAGCTTTAAAGGCCTGGAAAGGGCGTCACGCTTTTATTTCTTTTGAAAACCCTGAGCAGTTGGCGTTGGCTAGCGAGGTCACTCAAAGTTTTGCTTTGGACAACGGTGCTTATTCAGCTTTTAAGAGGACCAAAGTTGGCAAAAAACATTGGCAACCATTTTACGACTTTGTGAAAAAGTGGATGAATCACCCGCGTTTCTCTTTTGCTGTAATTCCAGATGTTATAGGTGGAACAGCAGAGGAAAACGATGATTTGATCGCTGAGTGGCCCCACGGAAGTTTTGTTGGTGCGCCAGTCTGGCATATGAATGAACCAGATGAGCGTTTTATTCGTCTTTGTCATGAATGGCCCCGCGTCTGTATAGGCTCTATGGGTGAATACGACGCAAAGAAGCCGCGCATGTGTAGGGCCAAATTACGAGATTTAATCAGCAATATAGTTGATGAGAGCGGATATCCAATTTGCAAGTTGCATGGCCTGCGCATGCTGAACAAGGATATTTTTATGCACGTTCCATTGTCTTCCGCTGACAGTACAAACGTTGCAAGGAACATCGGAATTGACAGTGCGTGGAATAAATCGACCTATGCACCAGCGTCTAAAGAAACGCGGGCAGCAGTATTGGTGGAGCGCATAGAGGCCTACAACAGCGCCTGCGCGCTGAATTATGACGCAGTGAAAGACAGAATAACTACTCAATTGGCTTTTGAAATATGAAAGAGATCATTGAGTTAAGCAAAAGGGCAAAGGGGATGCCACCAGATACAATCCTTACGATTAAGGCGGGTGATGCGGTGGCCATCTGCGCGGAATACCAAAAATTGAAAGCTGTACACGACCAAAAATTAAAGGAATACAGTACAAATCGACAAAACAGCCCAGCATCTGGAGGCGCTGGAGGCAATGTGTGATGACCATAAGGCGTTGATCAAGGATTTGTATCAGCGGCCTCGAAGTTGAGCCCCGCCATTTTAATGCAGTCATAGCCGCTGCAAACAGTATCTGCGCAGCGTTCCTCATCCCAGTGGTTAAGGCTTCCGAAGGAATGGGAATTATTGCCTGGCTGGAGAGCGATGACACCGGTTCAAGTAGCTTGTATATGGCCTCCGTGCTTAGCGGCAAACCCGGCAGCTACTCTAATCATTACCCGCGCGACCCGGCAGACTTTGGCCGTTGCATGCGCCTGATTAAGGCGGTCCCGTCGTTAAAAGCCGATATCGGCAAAATGGCGGATCATGGCAAGCAGTGAAAGGCAGTTGCAGAAAACTGGGACACCTGGTGCCAGCTGTACGAAGGAGGCGACGGCAGCACGCTTTATGACGCCATGCAGGCAGCTTATGAGGAGCCTCAATAATGGCGATTTGGATTGAATTGCGATGTGAAAAACGTGGTGAAGGCCGAGAAAAATGGAATGAGCCTTGTTGGTCCGACGAAAACAACGGGCCGGGCGAAATGGCCGATGACACAAAAACGTCTGTAGAAAAAACACTGACCTTTCTGGCGACTGAGGCAAAAAAGGCTGGCTGGAAAAAGTTGAAAGAAGGTTGGGTATGCCCGTGTTGCCTGGCTCAAACCACCAAAGAAGCACAAAAACAATAATGACTTTCAATAACGAAATGGAAATCAAAATGGATCTGAATACCCGTATCGAAAAAATCCGTGTCGCCCATCTGGCACTTACCAAAGCGGCGCAGCATTTAGAAGCGACATTGCATGAGTGTCTGCCGGTTGGTACTCAACTCCGCATGCCGCTGGGCAACAGCCAGGCGCTGGATCTCGAAGTGGTGGTGATTCACTTCGGCGGCGATGGTATGCGTGCAATCAACCTGGGAACCAACAAAAACCGCGGCGTAAGTGTTCACGCCTTACTCAATGCCCATAAGTTAGGGCGCGTATCGCTGCTGAAGGTGGCTCAGGAGGAATAGCGGCCATGGGCAGATTTAAAATGGTGTATTGCCACAAAGTCAGTAAACAACCGACTTTGTGGTTCAATCCGGTTCGCTTTAACGCTGGCCCGGACAAAAGGATCCGCCGCTGCGTAAGCGGCTTTTTTTATGGACGCATAAACGCATAGGAGCCTCAGCGTGACTGATAGAACTGATATTGCAGATATTGCTGCTGAAATGCGCGTAAATGCAGTGACGCGCATTCACAACGGCGGTTATCCAGAGATCTCCGTAAATGCCGCCAATCTTGTGCGGCTTATTGACCAACTTTATGCAGAACGGCAACGGGCTGATTATGGTCAGAAAGTTATCGACCAGCGCAACGGTGAGTGTGACCGTTTAATTAAAGAGCTCGCTCTGAAAGGTAAGCAATTACCTTATGGTTATTACGGTGCGGAAACCGAGGTGATTTTAAAACAGCAAGGCCACGCGAATATTACCAATGAGCCGGGAGGTAATTGGCAGTTCCCGTTATTCACCGGCCAGCAAAAGCCGATCATGATTTCGGAAGGATTCCATCCCGACGGGGATACGGATTGCGGGCGTGTAGTGGACCTGGCGGAAATCATCGCTGCAATCGAGTCCGCATGTTGCATTTACCAAATTGGTGATCCCACCGAAAAGGCGGGTGATTCATGACCCCCACTCAAAGAAATAAGTCTGATAAGGCCCTGAAGGCCGCCGCCCTGAAAGCCACGCAGGACGAGTGGCAGGCCTTTACCAACATCCGCAGCGGTACCTGTGCCGTACACACCCCGCGCGACAAAGGATGCTGCGATATCATTGACTGGCCGGGTTTTGATGGCGCGGCCGGCAGTAAAAGGCAAAAGGTGGCCAATGCGAAATACATTGCCCTGGCTAACCCGCAGACGGTCCTGAAACTGCTGGAGCGTGTAGAGGTGGCCGAAGCGAAAGTGGTGGCGCTTGAAGCAAGCCCGTCCCCCGCCGCGGGGGCGAAAATCGAGCTCTTGTTAGAGGAAATTAAAACGGTTCTGCGTGACGCCATCGCCGGTACCGAAAAAAGCGCACACTGAAATAAAGGCCCAGTCCTCCGCTCATAATTATTCAGAAAGGAATCGACACTATGCCCACAAGGATTGCAGCACCACATCTCGATATATCGACACTCCGCGCCGCTGCAAAGACATTTTCCAGCACTTACGACGCGCACCTTCTGAGCCCAGACGACGTGGGGAAATTAGCCGCTTGGGATAAAGCTTCGCTGAATTTCAACCAGCTGATTGAAAACCACGAACTGGACATCATTCTGCTCATCCTTTTACGGCTTGAGACTCTGGAGGAAGCCACGGGGCTTAAAAGGGGCTTAATCACGCAGCCTGACGACCTGGCTGGAATTGCTAAGGAACCCGCGTTATGACAACAAAACCGAAAAGCAGTGATTGGAAACTGGACCATTCAACACCCGTCCCCATTCTGGTTTATAAATCCTGCAGCGTCATTGAGTCAGAAGTAGCGGAGTACGTCTTACGGTTGATCCGCGAAGACGATGCCAGAACCAACGGCAAGGCCGCGTTAATCTCTCTTTCTGATTGCGAAGCCTCGTTTTGCCGGCTGGCGCAGGCAAGGGACCTTAAAACCGACGGCACACCCATGACAATGGTCCGGCGGGAAGATATTCACGCGGTACTGACGGCATTGGAAGAAAAGGATCGCGAACTGGCAGCGCTTAAACGCCAGGCGTATTGGGCTGCGGTATCTGCAAACAACCCTGAGTGGGAAGCGCGGGAACTGATCGAAGAATATGACCGCAACATTACTAAAGGAAGAGCCGCATGCCAGATATAACCGAGCATCAAATTGGGCTTATGCAACACGCGCTGGGGATCAACGAAAACCACCGCGAGCCATACCGAAATCACTTTCTGGCCAGTGGTGGTAATAGCGCTAACGCGGACCTGGAAGCGCTGGTTGCGGCAGGCCTTATGACCTCATGCGCCGCGCCGTCTTTTTGTGCGGCTGGTGATGTGTCGTATAGCGTCACGGCAGCTGGCCGGCATAGGGCAATCGCAGCCCTGCCAGCGCCCAAAAAACGCACCCGTTACGACGATTATCTAAGGTCAGAGGTCTGCGAGTCCTTTGGCGAATGGTTAGGAATCAATCTGCCTAAGTATGAGTTCCGCTCAAATTACGGAAAAGATTACGGATACAGGATGTATCGCCAGTCTGACTACTTCGGAAACGGCGGTATCGAGGGGGAGTGGTGCCCCACCAAAAAAGAGGCCAAGGCCAGTTATAAAAAAGCACTTGAGGCGATGAAAGGAAACCGAACCCTGCAGGAGTTTGCATGACTGATAAAACCGATAAATTAATGTTGAAAGACCACGAAATCAGACAGTTGGTAAACGAATTACGCGACGCGGCGATTGCTTATGCTGGCGCTGATTCGCTGCGTGGCGCGTTGTCCCGCATCGTTAAAAGGTATGTCACCCACGCAGGGGAAGTGCGCCAGCGTACCGAGGATGGGGGGCAGGGATTGTCTCCTGAACCGGTGGCAGTCATCGATAAGCGGAGCACATCAGGGTTCATGATAACGAAGTACGGGCGGGATCTGGATCTGCCACACGGTACCGAGTTATTCGCCAAAATTTCAAAGGCTATCCCTCGCAGTAGTAATGGGGAGGATAGTAAAGACATCAGATAGTTAACCCATGTCGATGACGCTAATGTTGCCGACATCATCAGCGCAACAAACCCGTAGCCAGCAAATTGCTGGTTTTTTTACGTCTGAATAAAAGGATCCACCGTATGACTAAGGCAAACAATGAGACGTTAACTGACAGTAACGTACCTGTAATAAGTGATTTTGTGCTTCGCATGATCGGCGAGTTTAAAGAGCTTGATGATCGGACCACTAAATTAGGCATCTTCATTGCTGATAACCCTGTTTACCAATCCCTGGTTGCTGAAGAGCAGGATTTAATGAAGGTCCAGCAAGAAGGGATGCTCGTCTACAGCAACGCCCTTAAGGCACGCCTTGAGCGTATAGGCGTTACAAGCATTCCAGATATGCCGTTACCAGTTGACCAGCTGAAAACTGAGTTATCTGAATTATCCGCCCTGGTGGAACGCCAGAAAGCGGAAATTCTGGATCTCACTCATCAACTCGCAGCGAAAACCATTACCGACCAAAACATTCTTGAAGCGCTCAGTCTGATACCGACAGAGACAAACAGCCGCGTAGTGATTGATTACGTGCTGGCGCTGGTGGCTGAGGGCGTTGCCATGCGGTCTGGGGCAACTTATTTCAGCTACGGCACGGATGCGGGTTATGAAGAGCATCCGACCGCTGAGCAGGCCAGGGAAGCCGCCAAAGACGATATTGATGGCTACCGTGACGAAGCGATTGACGGCTGGAGTGATGAGGTCTCGCGAGTCGTCTGGGGTGTGGTGCTGGAGCGCTCAACGATGACCGGCCTTAGCAAGCGTACTGATGAAGACTCCGCTGATAAGTCCATTGAGGAAATCTGCGATTACGAATTACAGCCAGAGGTAGAAACCCCCGCAACGGTCAAAACGATCGCCGACATTGGCGCGAAGGCGATCACTGAGGCCGCATTCAGCTATCACGAAAAAGCGTACGTGGCATTTGAGGGAAGCGCCGAACCCGGCCCTTACATCCGTGCTGACCTGCAACAGTTCGCGGCCAGCTGGCGCATAGGGAAATAACCATTAGGCATATTCAGCCGGTCTGATGGCCGGCCTTACTTTTGCGAAGAGAAATGGATGAAACTGACCAAATCCCAGCGCACTGATCTGAGGGAGCTCTTTGGCGGCCGCTGCGCGTATTGCGGCGAACCATTACCTGAGAAAGGGTGGCATGCGGATCACGTTAAAGCAGCGCTGCGAAAGTGGCATTACGGCGAACGGCGACCCGACGGTACCCGGAAAATCATTTTCACCGGGGAATGCTGGAATCCTGAACATGACACGCTCGATAACATGGTCCCCGCCTGCGCGCCCTGCAATCGGTTCAAAGCAACTTTCGGGTTAGAAGCCTTCAGAGAAGAGCTATCTCATCAACTCGAACGTGCGAGAAAAACCAGCGTCAATTTCCGTATGGCAGAACGATACGGCCAATTGCAGGTTACCCAGTCCCCGATCGTCTTCTGGTTTGAAAAATACAGCCAAGGAACAGCGCTATGACATACCGTTTCTATCTCCTGTGCGTGCGGGATACCGTGGGCACTAACGCATCATTCCACTGTAAAAATGGTGCCGGATACAGCACAAACATCGATAAAGCCCACGTCTACACGCTCAGTGAAGCACAACACGCCTGGGACAATGGCCGGAGTATCGAGCTGCCACTTTCTGCCGATGCCGTTGATGCCCTTTCCGTGCTTCACGTTGATCACCAGGTCATCCCATGCAAAACAACGCAGGAAGAGGGATGCACCGAGTATGTGGCCTTTGTGAAAGGGCGCTGGGACGGGAATGACCTTTACTGGCTTAGCGACGGTTCCCTGCCGACCACCGATTTCAGCAAAGCCACCATTTACCCCGCGGTGCGCCCGGCAGACATGGACATCGTATGGCTTCCGTATCACCTGGCTGGCGCTGTAAAACGCCGCACGTTCAATATCAACCTACTCGACAGCCGGAAGATGATCCAGGGTGCAGGCCTGCGCATGCCTGAGCATGTTAAGCGCCAGCGCCGGCGCGAACGAAGACCCGCCACCGGCAAGGTACGCTGGAATTGTCCTGTGTGCGGGAAAATCAGCTGGCAGTTCAGCCCCTACGACTTTGACGGGTGCCTGAACTGGTCATGCGAGGGACATAAATCATGAAAAACAGCATGAGCCGTGCCCGGAAAAAACTGACGACCGAGGCAAAGAAATTGCTTATAGCCCTTACGCCTCAGTTTCACGAAGAAGAGTTTGCGCTCGAGTATTGCGACTATGCACAAACAGACGTGTGGGAGCACTGGTCCTCATCAACAAATGAAAACGGCACTGAATGGGACTCTAAGGATGCCATGATCTGCCTTATGGAGCGTTTCGAAGATGAGACGCGTGACTGGAAAGGGTTTTTTAAAGCATCGGAAGAAAACGGATACGAAAATTTTGACGTCGAACCCTTCAGATCGCCTTACCGAAACTTGACGGCCGCGGAGGTTATTTCTCATTGTCGCAAGCTGGCAAAGGCCGGGGTGAGGTGGAAATGACAAAGCTAACGACAACGAAGGGACAGCGTTTAGAGCATGCAAACCAGCTGATCCAAATCATCTCCTCGCACGGCCGGCGATTCTTCTACTCAGACAAGACGAAGAGAACAGCCTTCTTTTTCCTCAACCATAACAGCCGTGTCTACTTTGTGGATGAATACACCGGCAAGGCCATTTATACCCACAAAACAACGTTCACGAATAAGTGGAGCGGATTTTCACACGGTGGAACGCTGCGTGCCCTGGTAGAGGCCATGCGGGATTACATCGTGAAAGGTACCCACCTGGATCCTTATGACCTGGGCCCGGAGCGGCGTAACACAGATGACGGAAATATCTGGGGCTATCCCACCGCCGTGCGGCGTGAGGCAGCACTACTGCCGATTATCATGAAAGATAAGGAATCATCGTTATGATTGAGACAACAGATATCAAGGCGCTGCGTGAGGCGCACAACGTAGTTACCGTGACTATTTCCGGCCCTGTAGGGTGTGGGAAATCTGCCATCTATGGCGAGCTGGAAATAGCCCTTCGTGCAATGGGCATTCCAGTTGTCCATGCCGACCCAAAGGCTGCTGATTACGAGAAGTGGGCCACTCATGCAGACTGGGCTAGCGAGTTGGAAATCTATAACCCTACGGTTGTTTTGGTTGAGAAAATCGAAATTAACTCGAGTGCAAAAGGCGGCGCTCAATGACAACTACAACAGTAATGCGGAAGCATTGCCCTCACTGCGGGATGTGTGCAATGTGTTGCGTGTGCATTTGGGGGAGGCGTAAATGACAACTACAACCACCCACACTATCAAGCAGGCCCGACCTTCAGAAGCAGAGATGCAGTTGTTATGGAAGCTGTACCGTGCATCACAACGTGTCGATAACCGTTGGGGAGGTATCAGCGTCAGTGAAATGAACGAGGAGTTCCAACGGATTGTGCCTGACCGGTTTAACCAAGGCGTCGATCGGGAGCACCGCATGTTTTTCCTGCGCGCTTGGCAAGTCCTGGTCTGTAGTGGCGGCTTCGGGCGCATCATAGGCGCGCTCGATACTTACATTGAAAATATGCAGGATCCAGACGCAGATCATCTGAAATGGAAACCTGAACTCATTAAGCAGTTCAATGATGCAGAAATACTGCCTGTTATTCATGAGGCTTATGACGAAGCACGACAGCATAACGACGAGCTACAGGCGGCCAAGAGCACCCTTGAACAACTTGGCTATACGTACACGGCTGGCGCTGAGAAATGGCAGCCACCGCTGGGAAATAAACCAAACCTTGAGCATTTAAGTTTCCCTGCAGACCTCCTCCCAAATACTAAAGACCTGGTTATAAACTTCGCTAACGCAATGGGCGCAAAGCTTTATGCATCGGAGCAAAAATACGATTGGTCAGAAGGTTGGATGGAAGGCAGCTGGAAGGATATATGCCAGGCGGAATTGCATAAGCATCTCAGTAAAGGGGACCCGGTAGACGTCGCTAACTACTGCGCGTTTATGCATTACCACGGGTGGCCAACAACTGCGGCCCCTTTAACGAATGAGGAACCGGTAGGAGAGATCGTGGCGTGGGCCGGTACTCAACTGGATAAAGGGATCACGCGCAATATTGATTTCAGGTTCCATCGTTTTGATGTCGCGCCGGGAACTCTCCTGTATGAAGCCCCGTTGAATATTGCGATAGACGAAGACCATGCATTCAATAAGTGGCTTGCCAGCGATTATTCACCGGATGGTAGCGGCCATACGAGCCAGGCAGACGAGCAGAGCTTTATTGCTGTTTTAAGACACGTCTGGATGGCGCGTGCTGGAATATCAACCAAGCCTAATGCCACACCGCCAGAAAAACTGCCTTGCTGCGTTTTAATGCCCGGATTAAGGCTTGGCAAAGGCCTGCCAACCAGAATGTTATTAGAAGCCCTTGTTCGTCGCACTGCTTTCCTTGCTGAACAGGAATCAATGACACCTGAACAACGTTTGGAACAGCAGGTACATCGAGAGAAATTCGAATCGTTAACCGGCTTAAAGCGCGTTGCCCATTGTGACGCCTGCGGCAGTATTCTGAAAGATATCGAGTAAAGGGGCTGGCGCATGACAACTGAAACAGAAGACGAGCTGGCAAACGTCGTCTTGTTCCCCGTTAAACATGCTGACCCCATGCAGGACGTGGGCCACATCTACGAACGGGCGCAATACTGCCGGCATCCGGGCATGTATGTAAACGAGCAGGAACGCCAATGCCGGTGCCAGAAATGCGGGGCCGTATTGGACCCGTTCGACTACCTGTTATCTGTGGCAAAGCGTGAAACAACGATGGCCGGCAATATTAATGCGCTGCGAGAGGAAGAGAGGAGCCGGCGCGAAAATATTGAAAAGCTGATCGTCATTGAACGGAACGCAAAGGCCCGCATACGGCGCGCGCAACGCGCTAAAAAGGACTGAAAATGGAAGAAGTCTCAGAACAGTTATTCAATGCCATTGTCATCAACTCCAATGCTGATCTCTGCTGGCTAAAAACGGGGGAGGCGGCATGGCAGCTAAACGGGATGTTCATTGCTAAAAAGGTACCGCGACGCAGCAAGTATAAGTTTGCTCAATATTGGGTTACCACAGAAGCAATAGCACTGTATTCAACGAAGGAAGGGGAATAATGGATATGGCCACTGTTACCACCATAGCGCTATGTATCGTCTATGTAGCCATCACGCTGGCGTTGTTCTTAGAGGGATGTCTCGAAGAGAGATGTCTTCCACCGCTGAAACGTAAAGGCCCCCGCGCTGTTTTGAAGTCTGCGGTAATCCGACCTGCAGCTGTCGTCTATAGCGTGGCGCTATGTGCCTGCATGTCGTTTGAATGGCTGTATAAGTTAATCGTACGCGAGAGCCGTTTTTAGCGAGTCTGGCAGCACACCCTAACCGGCATTACTCCTACACATCCTCCAACTGAGCTCGCATATTGCGGGCTTTTGTCATTTTAGAAACAACTTAATTCATGAGGTCCCCTATGTTTTGCGTACCGGAGCAGTACCGCGTCACATCAGGCCCACTGGCTACAACGGCCGCGGACGGAAACAACGGTCTGTTTGTGATCCCCCGTGCCAACGGTTCGAAACAGCGACTTAGCATTATCGCCAGCGACGGCGAAGGCTGGGAGCACGTATCCGTTTCAATGAAAGACCGCATGCCTGGCTGGGATGATATGTGTTACGTCCAGCGGCTGTTCTGGAGCCCTGAAGCATTGGTTGTTCAATACCACGCCCCGGTGGCCAGCCATATCAATAATCATAAGTACTGTTTGCATATGTGGCGGCCGGTTGCAGAAACCGTCCCTGTACCACCGGGTTGGATGATCGGTATTAAAGGGATAGAACTGCATGGCTAAGAATCTGTTCACTGTAGAATGGCTTGAAGGCCATAAAACGCGTATGGCTGGCGCTGGAAGGAAGGAAAAGAGCATTTCCGATAGCCCCACCATAAAAAGCATGACCAGGGCTCACTACTCATCAATCAAACGTTCCCCGCATCTTGTCGCGTTAAACATGCTTGAGCGTAATCCGTCGCTATTCGAAGGGAATCAGGAACACTGGGAGCAGGTCCGTATCTTCTGGCATTTTGAACAACACAACCCCGAGCTTTACCAGCTGCTGCATGCGACGCCCAATGGCGGGGCCAGGCAGAAGGCTGTTGCCGGAAAAATGAAGGCGGAAGGGCAAAAGAAAGGTTACCCGGATACCACACTGGATGCACCGCGAGGGGTATATCACGGTATGCGGTTAGAGCTGAAGTACGGTAAAAACCGTGTTTCGGAAGAGCAAACAGACTGGCTTACGAAGCTAACAGAGCAGGGATACTACTGCATTGTTGCCTATGGTCACGAAGAAGCCATCACCCAATTCCAGCAATATTGGCTCTTAAATTCTGGCGAATTCATGCCGGAATTAGACCTCAACAGCTTCATAACCTTGCAAATAAACTAACAGTGCTATACTGCTTTATAAAACCACCTTAGAATATGGCTAATTAGGGGGGCGATGCATCGGCAATTGATGCCTCGCCCGTCAGCCAGCGGTCGGAGGCAGTATGTTTTTCAGTAAAAAACTGCACTATTACGTTTGCTCATTTGCAGGAACTGAGCGCGGCACTATTACATCAGTCGTCCTTCGGTACCCTACCGAAGGCTTCACGCAACCGCGTCAGATCCAGGCGCGTCGCAACGCTGGCCTACCGGACGATGCGTCCATTTTTTGTGTTTCATATCTCGGCAAAATGAGCCGGAAATATTATGAAACTACAATGTGAACCCTGCGCAATGATCACAAGTAAAAACGAAACAGATAACAGTCCGTTTCGTATTAAGGTCACGTCAAAAGAGATTGCTGATCTGCTACTGAGCACCAAGGATTTTCTGACCACGCGCGAAGTAGCCAACGAGCTGCGAAAGCGTCACCCCCACCGAATTATCGTTGTTAACGATATCTATAAGCGCCTGGTTGAATTTGTCAATTCACCCAACGCACATTGTGTAGTCGACACCTCGACAAGACCGAGGCGTTTCCGTCTATACAATATATATCCCGTGTATTTCGTCGAATTAAGAAGACAATTAATGAGAAAAGGTGCGCCCATTGAGGAATTACAATGCATTCCTTCAGTCGCACCTGATGAAGAAAAGAGCAGAAGTGTTAAAGAAATTCTTGCATTATGGGATATGTTAGTAAGTAACCGAAATAGTATTAAGCGTATGTAGATATAGGTTTATTCTTAAATTGATGCAATAAATCTTCATATATCGATAGTTTATGACTGCCCAGGTGATAACTTAAATATATGGAATATCGTTCAAATGACAATTCATCGGGTAACCAGAGTAACGCTATTTGATTATTACAAAATTGTTTCAACTGAACAGCAATATTGTATGGGACAATTGAGATAAGGAGACTTTTCCCGATGATATGCACGATATTGTGCAGTGATTCCGAATAATAAACGTCTCTCTGCTTTAACTTCCCCATGAACTCCGTGTTCAGATCAGTGCTCAGAATGGTGTATCGTGAAGGAATGTTATGCGTAACGCGGCCAGCGGAGTGGAAAGCATAAAGTGAAAGTTTACCCATCTCTGCGAGAGGGTTTTCCAGACTGCATAGCGCAACATAGTGTTGAAAAGTATCAACGGTATGACATGCGATATCTTTCGCGGTGACGGGATGATGGCTAAGCACTATTTCATTTGTAGAGTTATATAGACGTTGTGAAAGTTCAATAGTATTAGTCTTGTTAATCATTTCGACTGAAATACGGAATTTGTCATGCATTGACAATAACCCTGAAATGTAATGCACCTCACAATAATCGTGAGTGAGGATTCGTAGAAGTGGAGGACAATCCATCTGTTTATTTTCTAGCGTCTTATTTATTAATGATTCCGCAGCATGAAACGCGGCATCAATTTCAATCGCACGCGCTGTCGGCTTTAAACCAAACTGTGTTCTCGTAAATAATTCCTCATTATAAATCCTCTCAAGTTTCTGAAGAGATAGCGTCACGGCCGAAGGCGTTACATTAAGATATTTTGATGCATTCGTGACGTTTCCTGATGTTATTACGACGCGCAAAATCTTGAAAAGATTAAAGTCAAAATCACCTGGCTTGTAGCAATAGCGCATAAAATAACCTTCAAAGGAAAATTATAGGAGAGCTATGCTTTATGCACGATCTTTATTAAGAGAGTCAACACCCTAACCTCACCAAACCTGATCAGCTTAAGTGATCACAAGAAAGATCAAAACAACTGATCATTGATCGGGTGGAGTTTCTATAAGCTAACCTTCTTAGAATGTGACTAAAGAAGGTTTGGGTGTCATGAATGAGTAGGGATGTCTGGGTTTTTCACATTGAAAACTATGGAAAAATGGCGCGTGAGACTGGCGTCACTATTGCTGCGTATGCTGAAATCCATGGACTCAATCCGAACACCTGCCGCCGCTACTTCAGGAAGCCAAAAGAAGGCGATAAGCCCTTAAAAACAATAGCAAAGCCTCAGAAAAAGAAAAAACTGATCACTGATCGCTCTGATGATCTGCTGATCACTAAGGACGAACAAAAAAATCAAAAAAAAATAGACCGTAAAATCAAAGCGATAAAGGAGGTGGAAGCGCGCGAGGCCCCACTTTGCGGCGGAAGAGCGTTTTACGATAAAGACGATAAATTGATCAGGTACGTTAGCCCCCCGCGTGGCACCACCCGAACCCAGTTTCAGCCCGGCAATAAAGCCAGTGTCGTTTACGGCCGTTACTCCACCCCGACAGAAGAAGACATCACCAAAGCCCAGGAGTTGATCGAAAACGGAATACTCGATTCACTTGATGAGTTTCTAATTTCCCAGAACCTTGCACACCTCATGTTAATTAGTCGGTCACGCGATCGGTCAATCGCCATCTTTGACGAGATGGAAGCAGAGCGGCAGAAACTATTGAACGTGCAGAGCAGCAAGAAGAAGAAAGCTGCCGATGTTGAAGCGGCCCCGCAGCAAGACGTACCTAACGAGTTCAAAAAGTTGGGCATGCTCGTTAATGCGTCGGAAGCCATTTACGGGATCACTAAAACTCTCTCCGGGATGCGCAATAGCATTGAAAAACGTAGGCAGGATGATGACCGCCGGGATGTGGAAGAGATGGAACGTGTGATCATTCAGCGCGCATTTGAATACCAGGTTAGCGAGTCATGGACCGCATTTCAGACCGCGGCTTATATAGAAAAGCAGGGTATCAAAATACCGGCGACGCTCTTAATGCAGGTGCAGGCCGAACTGAAAACCCCACCCCCTGTTGAATCTGGACGTATCGATGAGGACGAGCTCGAACGGCAGGCGCGGGAGTATAAAGACAGGCAGTTGGCCGCCGCGTCTAACATCGAGGACCGGCGTAACGCTGTTTCGAACCTGGTTGATAGTGGTGGCTATGGCGACATTGACCAGACTGGTGAAGTGCGCGCGGATATGAACTTCGTGGAAGAAGAAGACGATGACGACTGGGATGAAGACGCGACAAGCGAGTATTACGACGGGGATGATGATTAATGCCAAGTGGCCGCCGAAAATTACGCTCGATTACAAGCGATCCTCGTTACCGGGAGCTGGTCATCAAATACCGGTACAACTGGGGGCTGGCCGCAGTCCACCTGTTTAGTAAAACCCCCACATGGCAACAAGATGAAATCTTAAATTCAGTGCAGGAGATGGCAAGCCGAACCACTGTTTCGTCCGGGCACGGTACGGGTAAATCAGACATTGCCAGTATTATGGTCATGCTCTTCCTCATCCTTTTCCCTAATTCACGCGTAGTCCTCGTCGCAACCAAAATCGGCCAGGTTAAAACCGGTATTTTTAAATACATCAGACAAAACTGGGCTGTTTGTACGCAGCGTTTCCCATGGCTATCTGAATACTTTGTGCTGACAGATACGGCCTTCTATGAAAAAACGCAAAAAGGGTCTTGGGAAGTTATTGCTAAAGGCTTCCGCCAGGGCAATGAGGAAGCGCTGGCCGGTGAGCATGCAAAGTACCTGCTGTACATAGTCGATGAAGCGTCAGGGGTGAATGATAAAGCGCTGGGCGTTATCCGCGGCGCACTCACACAAGAAGATAACCGCCTGCTGTTGACGTCTCAGCCTACACGTCCATCCGGTCACTTCTACGACTCGCACCACACCCTCAAGAAGTACAAGGGCAATAAGAATGGTATTTACAACGCTATCACGCTTAACAGCGAGGATTCACCGCTTGTTACGCTAAACTGGATACGCGAAAAGCTGGCTGAATACGGTGGCCGTGACAGCCCCGAATACATGATCAAAGTCATGGGCATGTTCCCATCGAATATGTCTGATTACCTTCTTGGCCACGACGAGTGTGATCGCGCTGTACGGCGCAAAGTAAAACTCAAGAAGGGCTGGGGCTGGATGGCGTGCTGCGACGTTGGGAACGGTCGGGATAAGTCAGTTATCGGTATCTTCAAAGTGTCCGGGTCGCGTGAGAAGCGCCGTGTAGTTCCACACCGCGTCTTGGAGATGCCCGCTGGTGTGGACCCGGTAAAATTCGCAGAAATTATCGTGGCTGAATGCCGACATTCAGTGTATCCGAACATCAGTATTGTCATAGATGGAGATGGTGTTGGGGCGGATACTGCCACTCTTGTAGAGCGCGCCGGCATGCCCGTTCAGCGCATCAGATGGGGTAAGCGCATGCACTCAAAGAATGACAAATCACGTTTCATTAATCAGCGTGCGTGGGCAAATATCATGGCCCGTGACGCGCTGCGTAGCGGCCGCCTGCGACTGGATAACAATCCACTTACTGTTGAACAGGCATCAAAAATACCGGCAATGCTGAACGAACTCGGCCAGTGGCTCATCATGAAAAAAGAGTACATGCGCACTAAGCTGAATCTCAAATCTCCAGACCGATGGGATGTGTACTGTTTCTCGTTTATCGCGAACTATGTCCCCGCAAACCAGGACAACTTCTACGATAGTGACGAAGACAGAGAGGCGCGCGAGTATCTCAATGCCGGCTAAGCCTGATCATTGTCATTTTTGGCGCGGGTGAGCCGGGCTTTATATGACTTATGTTTCTTTTCGGCGCGGCGAACGTCGCGGATATTCTCTTGATAATCGCGCGTTGCAGCTTCAAGCGTTTCAAGGTCATAGATTTTCTTGTTGATAAACGCGGCGCAAGGAATTGGATTTATTTCAGAATAAATGGAGAATCCTGGGTTTTCATCACCGTTCGTCACGCCTGAACGATCCAGGTCTTTCTCGCGTATGAATACACCATGGGAGGGGACGTGAATCTTCTGTGGTTCGCTATTTTCGTGAAAGTAAATATTCATCATCATGTCGCTAAAACCTTCATGACGAATACGAAATTTCGCTTCCGGGTCGTACTTGCCGAATCGTTCTAAATCAGCAGCAATTGCCGCATGCAATGTTGTGTCGCCAGTCTTAATAGCACGGCTCAACGCGTAATTAAGCATGCTGAATAATTTTTCACGCGTAACTGTTTTGGAGTCCACTGCTTTATAGGTATACACCCGCGCAGCCCTGACATTTGTGAAAAGCAGGGGGAGTGGGTAAATGTCTTTTGAAGTCGTTGGGTATCGCTTCGGATCAGCTTCGAGCAGGGTACTTGCGTATGTTTCCCATTCCTTGATTTTACCGGCCCAATACTGAAACTTTTCTTCGGAAACGACTACAACGGGCCTGAATTCAATACCAAAAGAGTCCGCGTCGGTAAAACTTGCAGATTCCAGTGCTTCAGCTTCAAAGTCGCTTTTGAAAACGATAAACGATTTGTATGTAGTTTCAGTTTTGGTTCTTAACATTCAGCGCACCAATAATAAAAACAAAGAAAAATGTAACGTTTTTCAATTACCACTTTGTGTAAGATTATAAGTGATCTGCGCGTAATGAAAGAACAAAAGCACTAACTTAGGTAACAAACAGCATCATAGGCTATTTGTTATCGTAAAGTCGTATCATATATTTCATGAATCTGTGCGAGTAATTGTGCGTAACAATCACAATCCCCTTGGCACTCACAATAATAGTCAGTAGCGTACAGTCTTCCCGAAATCGCCTCTATAAAAGTAGGATCCATCACCGATAAACGCATTTGCATGCGGACGTTCTCAAGCTGAGTCAATGTCAATGGCTGCTTAGTTTCCATTGTTGAATTTCCTTATTGATAGGTGATTAGTAGAGACCCAGTAGATCATTATCTTACGCATTCAAGGTAAGGTAATTCCAATCCACACAAGGATTAACATTCCGTTAACTCTAATAATTTTCCAGCCGAACAACACATAAAAGCCATGAATAAGTGATATCAAATTGACACACATAGCATCACCTGATATCACGATTTCTCACAAACATCATATAATAGTAGTTATATTACCTTAACAGTGACAATATAGCCAAGTTCTAAGCAGATGACCCTACGTGAATTCTATCCGATAGCGGAAGGGTTTACCCTGTAAATTTCAAGGAGCGGAACATGCAGCTAATCCACCTTCCCACTCAGATCGGCAACACATTAGATGCCGAAATAACGCGCAGCCTAAAGAATTTCATAGAAGACAAAGAAGCCTACGCTGATAACACCTGGCGGCAGCTGATGCATGTATTTAGAACGTGGGCGCGCTGGTGCTGGGACCACGGCTATCCATATCTGCCTATCGAGCCGTCGCATTTGCGGGAATATGTGCTCTTTATGGGTACGCGTTACAGCGTGAACAGCATCACGCAGCATATGGCATTGCTCGGCATGCTGCAGCGGCAGGGAAACTTGATCCCCGCAAATCAGCACCCGGACGTGATCCGCGCACTGAAAAAAGTGCGCCGTCTGGCCGCTGAATCAGGTGAATATACGGACCAGGCAATCCCTTTTTCTATCCACGATTTACGCACCGTGGCCGCAGTCTGGAAAGGTTCAGACAAGCTGGCAGACGTCCGAAATCTGGCGTTTTTGACCATCGCTTATCACACTCTTTTACGACTGAGCGAAGTGTCTCGCCTGACTGTTCGCGACTTCACTCCCGGTAAAAATGGCATGGCGACACTGTTTGTCGGCCGCACGAAAACCAACTTATCAGGCGACGGCACGCTCAAAGCGTTAGGCCGTTGGGCAACTGAAATCGTACTGGAATGGATTGATAAATCAGGGCTTTCAAACCACCCGAACGCCCTGCTTTTCTGCCCCATTCACCGCACGGGTAAGCCACTAATCACTGAAAAACCGTTGTCGACTAAAAACATCGAGCGCATATTTTCTTCAGCGTGGGACGCAGTGAACGATGACCGGGAAACCACTGAAACCGGCCGTTACCAGACGTGGACCGGCCATAGTCCCCGCGTCGGCGCGGCAGTTGACATGGCAGAACGCGGCGTAAGCCTTCCCCAAATTATGCGCGAGGGAGGCTGGAAGAAACCGGAAACAGTTTTACGGTATATCCGGCGCAAGGAGGCCTTCACTTCCGCTATGCTGGACATTGTTGATGAATAAGCCTGAGTGAGCGCAAAATATATTTAGCCAAACTCTAAGAGGGAATTATTTTGCAATAAGCCGATATTTGCACGATACTGACCAAACCATTTGTTGTTCTCTCCGTAATACTTGATAGGGCCGCCGTTGGCTCAATATGTCGCCGGGCCGCTGCTTACAGTGGCCCTTTTTTTATACAGGTGACGTTATGGCCGATCGCAAAATACTCGCAGTATGTCTTTCTACCCCAAACCCTGGTTATGCACACGCTGCATGGCTCAGGGAACAGCTCCACATCGTCGATTACGTCTCTCTTCCACCCAACAGAAGGGACCTTGACGCAGCTCTGATCCCCGTTCTTGAAAAACATCAACGGGATCATCAGATAATGATTGATGACGCCAGCCAGCGCCTGAGCAGTCGTTACGGAATTCCTTTCAGAATGAACGCTATGGATAACAACGGGAAACCGATGATTATCAGCTCGCTTGAGTTGTACAAGGAGCTCGTTTATCAGTCTGCAATCAGGTACCCGCGCGCCAATGCATCCGCATTTCAGGTGCCGGATTCGATTATCGATGAGGAGACAGACCCGCGCGGCAATACTGTATTTCGTGTTGAGTGGCTGTCAGTCACGACTTTTCACATACTCACCCTGCTATGCGTCCAGGGATCTGTTTACAACGCCGTCGGCACTGCGGCATACATCAATGCAATGACTGCGGCAACGCCAGAAGGCGCTGCTGCGTCCCCGTTGGACCCATTGCGACGCGTAGTCGAATACCAAGACGAGGTGTCGCAGGTTAAGGGTTCCGAAGCGACGAGCATGAAAGGATGGCGCATATTATGAGCGTCTTCTCTCGCCTCGATGACCGCAATGTCGAAGACCCGATCATCCGGGCCTATCTCGATAACGACATAATCAAGCGCAGCGCAAGCTATGACCTCAGCCTCATCACTAAAACCATTCTCGAAGATGAAGAGTTCCGGCCGGATCTGGCAGCATTTCGAGTTTATGGAGAAAGCGGCCACCAGCTGAGATGGGTTATCACACTGGTGGCCGGGAACATTTCAGAAGACCAGGCGCTGCCAGTCGGCGAAGATTTATACCTGCCTACGGCTACATGGATAAGAGACCGGATCCGCCACTGGTCAACGCGCGCGGAGCATGAATAAATGGTCGATACGGTAGAGCGCGACAGGAACGGGCGATGGCAAACGGCTGGCTTGCCGCCGCGGCTGTTTAACAAAGTCTTCGACAAAATCAAGCAGGCTCAGCGCAAAAACAGGCGCGGCGGTAAACACACGCTTACCCCGGCAATGATGAAAAACCGGGATCTGGAGAAATTCCTCAAGCTGGGCAAGAAACAGGGTGATGAATATTTCACCATTGAGGACATGAAGAAGTTTATTGAGCAGCGTAAAGCGCACCGCAAAAACTTCTCAAGTGACGTACCGGGCATCACATGGTCTGAGATGGGGGCAAAGTCGAAGAAAATCGATGTTGACCGCGCCAGCAACCGAGTTGACGACGGTACCGGCATTAAAAAAGCCATGTTTATAGGTCTCAAACACAACATGGCGTTGGTAAAAGTTGTCGCGTCCGATGCATCAGTTCACCAAAACCATCAGGTACGGATCCGATTTGAAGCGTGGGATACGGCCGTAGACGATGCTGGCGATGAGAAAGCCGATGTTAAGCGGCTTGCGCGCATGCTGTGTGCTGATCGGGTATCAATAGACTGCGATTGCGGCCGCCATCAATACTGGTACCGATACATGGCCACAGCCGGTAATTACTGCGTTTCCCCTCCTAAAGAATATGCCTATCCGAAGATCCGCAACCCCGATTTGTCCGGCGTGGCATGTAAGCACGTTCTCCACGCGCTCAACCGCTTTCAGTCAGCTGCATGGCAGTTGCAGATAGCGCAGCAGTTGAAGAATGATGCAAAACGGGTGGGTTATGGCGATGACGCCAGGCGCACAACAAAATGGTTTGACCCGTCCGAACAAACAACAATGAACCGCAACCGGCGCGGCCAGATTGACCACAAAAAAATCAAAGAAGAGTACCGAAAATACAAACGGGATCAGGAAGGCTTTGCTAAGTCACTGAAGAAAAACCAGCCAGACGTCGAAAGCCTGCGGGCACAACTCACAAAGTCCCGCAAACAGTCCAATGCGCAGAAACGCGCCCTGAAGGAATCCAAGGACCGTGAGACGACTCTCCAGCGCGAACGTGACGAAGCGCGCCAGCTGGTTGGCGATCAGTTGAAAATGAAAAAGGCGGCATTCGTAGATGCTGTTCGGATGTCTGGCAAATCCAAGGAAGAGGCTGAAACGATGTTCAAAAGATGGCTTGAAAAACAGATTAATGGGGGTGGTTGATGGAACCGTTTGACCCATTCAAAGAATTCATAGCAGCACCACGGGTACCTACACCGCCGGAGGAAACACCGGCTGGCGCGAGTGAAAATGCCGGTATCGAACCGGAGCCGGAGCCCGTTCCCATTGAAGATCACACTGAAGGCCAACCGGAGACGGCCGGAGAACCCGAAAGCCCGAAAGATGCAGCGGCCGAAGATGAAGACGATCCTGCGGATGAACTGCCGGAAGAGCCCCCCGCGCCCGCGCCGCCAACTGATAGCGGCACCTACGATTTCAGCAAACTTCGCCGCCGTTACGACGGGCATTCACCGCTAAACGAGCTGGTACGTGACGATTGGATACGCGCCATTGAGCTTAGCCCGGACCGCTTTGACGCCCTTCTCTATCGTCCGCTTCGTATTGTTGAGCCAGCGCCAGCCGAAGCGGGTTATGAAACTCCCCTTGCCGGCAGCATGAACGTACATCAGGAAGAGCTCTCTTATGATGCGCCGGTGCTGGTCCCGATCCTGGATTGTCCGGATGAGATGGCCGAGTTTGAAACGATGGACTCAGACGACGACAGCACCGGCATACCGGACACCACACTAATACTGCGTATCGGCGCGCACCGCATACCAAAAGGCTCAATTGTCGAATTCGAGGAAGAGATTAACGGCGGGACCCGGCGGGTGTGGTGGTACGTGCTCAACATTCACAATTACGGGACAGTGAGCGCCGGCAGCCTGTATTACTGCGTGCCATGCAGGACGTTTGAAGGAGTACTCAACAATGCTACTGAATGAGACATTAGTCGCACGATTGCATGAAGAGAACCTGGTATTAACCGGCGGCGTTGAAGTTACGGATCTTCAGGATATCGATACCGCGTTTTGCAACAAGCTGTTAAGCGCGTTCGAAGGCGTCATTGTTACTGACCCGCGGCGGGAGACCTTGCCTTTTGCTGAATTCCTTAAGCGGGCACCATCTGATCAGATAAAGTTTGGGGAATTTGAGGACGTCGGAACCTTTCTCACTGCGTATCAAAGCGCCAAAGCAGGCCGCGCGCAGGAACCTCAGCCCGGCGTTAATCCCCTCGCCCTGCCTATCATCAGCGTTTTCCGACCGATAGATTTCTTGCTCTACCAAGGCGACATCACGCGCGATATGCCCTGGTGTGGCACGCTTGAAACAAAAGAAAATGGCACCTTTGCACTATTGAGCAAAACACATGCCCAAGTGAGTTACACCGTCACTTTAATCAGTGATGAAAAGCACACGCTTAACCGGATGTGTACAACGCTGGGTGTGTGGATCAGCATGATAGCCAGTCTTGGCGGCACCAATTTTACTGCGTCCAGCAAGCTGGCCGGGACAGATATAAAACTGGGCGCGGAGTTTATAGACCCGAAGACGGTCATGTTCGGAAACGTCTCACTCCCGGCATCAGATAACCGCATTTATGCCAGCCAGTTCACTGTAGACGTGGTGGCAGACATTCTGATCGCTTACTCCGTCGATTCAACGCCGCGCACAGTCGAGGTGTATACGGGGGTGGTTCCCAATGGTTGATCAGTTCTTTCTACAGCAGTTGACGATAAACGGCCATGAGGTCCCGCCGGCGCTAGCTATATCGATGACGTATATCGAGACGGCCGATATGTCAGGTCCTCAGCTTCTGCTTGTGCTGCGTGACGGTACCGGCACGCTGATTGATAACGTGGGCATTAAAAAGGGTTCGGTCATTACTGCAAGCCTGGGGGATCCCAGCGGCCTTGGCGGCGTGCTGTTCAATGAAACGTTTACCGTTATCAAAGCGCCAGCAGCCTCCGATCAGATAACTATAATGGCGTTTTCTCAAAGCGTGTTTAACATGAAAACCCCCGCCGTTACGCCGCGATACTTCAAAGACAAGCCACCAATCATCGTTCTAAATACCCTTGCGCCTGGGCTTAAAATCAGCGCGGACTGCTTCCGCCGCCAGGGAACGTATCACTTAAATACCGGTCAGAAACCGTCGCAACTATTCCGGGAGATAGCACGGGATCACGGCGCATTACTTTTCTCTTGCCGCGGCGCGCTTACCGCCAAAAGCCTGACGACACTGGCTGGTGCTAAACCGGCGATCACATATGAAGTGAATAACCCCGCCGCGGAGTTCTCATTCTCGCGCTTTAGCAGCATCAACAGCGACGATGACGACCACAATGCCCGGTATGTCGGCTATTCAATGACGGATGGCTACAAAGGCGCGCAGGGAGAGCAAAGCGGACCCATTTCAATGCATTCCATCCCTTCGCAGGGAGCGCTCAATAATCAAAATAAATACCTTCAGCCGAAGTTTGACGCGGAATGCATCGGAAACGGCCAGTTGACGCCTGGCCTGGTTGTGGGCGTCAAAATATTTCGCTATGACGATGAGAACCGTATTGATGAGTCAGTGCCGGCCATCATGATTGTTTCACGCGTAGCGCACCACGTTGACCGGTTCAGTTACATGTGCCGCGCAGTATTAGGAGTAGTGCAATGAGCAAGGAATATTCATTTAACGGACAGTACCGGGCACGCGTTATCAACACTGTTCACCCGGAAGGCTTAATGATGGCCAGCGTGCGCGTTGAGGCGCTTACAAAGGGCGTCCCGGACAACGATTGTCCCTGGGCAGAGTATCAGCTCGATATCGGCGGGGCTTTTGCGCCCACTATTGCCGGCGACTTGGTTTGGGTAGATTTCCCCTACGGCGGTGACACACGACGACCGCGTATTATCGGCGCGGCACAGGATGCCAACAGCGGGCAACCGAATGTACCGCCGGAAAGCTGGGGCGGCGGTGACGCCTATCAGCCGCCAGAGGTAGAAGGCGCGCCCCCGCTGCGGGAGTTAAACACGACCAAGGATTATGTGTCTAAGCGCAATGGCTTGCTCGAAGTGCGTACCAGTGGTGGCGGGTGGAGCGTAACGCACATCGACTCTGATACCACACTTGGCATGAACGAGTCAGGCCAGGTCTATATCATCACGACGCAGGACGTATTTGTTAATGCTGCAAAGGGCGTAACAGTGAAATCCGGTATCGATATCGACGTTGAGGCCGTTTCCAACATCACGATCAAGGCTGGCGCTAATATCACGCTCGAAGCCATGGGGGACATCACGATGAAGGCCGGTGGTAACGTCTCAATTGATGCAAAAGAAGGTACTGATATTACGTCTAAAAAGGCTACTACCATCGATTCAGGGACAACCACAGAGGTAACATCCGGGGTAACAACGGAGATTACTTCGGAAATGAATACTGACATCAAATCCGGCGCGCTTTTCAGTTCCACAAGTAAGTTGGTGACGTTTAACAGAATTTAGCCCCCTTCCCCCTGAGTGCGCGGTGCTACCAGAACCGTGCACATCACAAGCATCCCGCGACCATAAAATGAATATACAAAGTGCATTCAACGCACACACCTTGTGTGCATTTTAATCACACAAGATGCATTCATTATGCGCATAAAATGCACATAAAAGATGCATGCCAGCACGCGCGTTAATTATCATTCTTAGCCACAGAATTATTGCCAAATGAGACGCTTACGGATGCCAAACCCGCCCTTATTGTTTACGATATACTAAATAGCCATATTCTAAGATGATAGGTTTAGTAACCAGTAATGACTAAATTCACTGAAAAAACATTAAGCAGAAAGGCGCTGGTCATACTCGTCCGCACTAACAGCGTGGCTAAAGCGTTGCTTGTTGGCGCTGAAGAGGAAAACGAGCGCATGGCATATGAAATCAAAATTCAACTGAAGCACAGCGCACACCCGCACTATGTCATATCAAAAGAGGGTCAGCGCCGCTGCTGGCACAGTTCTGATCAGGCTATTTCATTCCTGAGAGGTGTTGGGATTCATTGCATTAATATTCAGCTGCCAGTTACAGAAGGAACTGACGATGAGTAGGCCTTCATATCAACTGCATGTCGGAGATTGTGAAGACGTTCTGGAAGGATTCGCAGAGAACTCGATAGACGCGCTTGTGACTGATCCCCCCTATGGGTTGACCGAACATTTAGATAAAAAGGTCATGCGTGACGTGCTGGCGCATTGGCTAAGTGGTGACGACTACCTGCATACCGGCGGTGGTTTCATGAATAAATCCTGGGACAGCTTTGTCCCCGCGCCAGCTGCATGGGAAGCGGCATACCGCGTCTTAAAACCGGGTGCCTGGTGCGCAATATTTGCGGGTAGCAGGACACAGGATCTGATGGGCATTTCCCTGCGCCTGGCCGGATTCGAAATCATGGACACAGGTATGTGGCTATACGGTTCTGGCTTTCCGAAGGCGCTCAATATATCAAAAGCTATTCGCAAGGCCTGCGGAACAGAAGCCCCTGAGTGGGAAGGCTTTGCAACGGCATTAAAGCCTGCCTATGAGCCGTTTATCCTTTGCAGAAAGCCACTGGAGGGAACCTACGTTAACAACATCCTCAAACACGGCGTAGGCGCAATGAACATCGGAGCGTGTCGCGTCCCTACGGGAGAACGGCTCAACGGCGGTGCCGGTGGCCAGCTATCAAATATTCGCGATGGTGACATACCGCAAGGCATCGAGTGGATGCAGGCGCAAGGTGGCCGCTGGCCGGCGAATATACTTCACGACGGCAGTGATGAAGTTCTCAGCGTGTTCCCGGCTAAAGCTGGCGCCGCTGCCCCCGTGCGCGGTACCGAACCGTCAACTGCCGGGGATGGAATGATCATGGGGCAGAGGAAAAGAGTAGCCACGTATTTTCACGGTGACTCTGGCAGTGCCGCCAGGTTCTTCTATTGCGCGAAGGTTACAAAATTCGAACGTGATGAAGGGATGGAGAGGTTTATCCCGGTAGTCGCAGGCGAAATGGTTGGCGGCCGCAAAGAAGGCAGTGTAGGCATAAACACGCCCAGTGCTGGCGCTGGCCGCACTGGTGGTGCCCGTAACACGCACCCGACAGTTAAGCCTAAAGCCCTAATGCGTTTCATCTGCCGGCTGGTCACGCCACCGGGAGGTAAGATTCTGGATATGTACACAGGATCTGGAAGCACGGGTTGCGGGGCGCTGGAAGAAGGGTTTAGCTTCGTGGGTATCGAGCGAGACCCGGATGATGTTGTGACGGCCAGCGCGCGCATAGCATACGCGTATAAGAATCTCGCTTAATTGCGCATCTCTTCTAAACGCTGCTCATATATTGCGGCCCCCGCGGTTCGCCCAGTTTCTGACAAACAAAATGCGAGCTGAAGTGAGTTGCTTCTAAATTTTATCAGCAAACCGTTTTTAACGAGTGTGTGGCAAGAGGTCCGAAAATTAGTCGCAAAAACCGGCTGGCTTCGGACCGAGTTTATGATAGCCAGCAACTTAACGCCCGGTATCGGTCCCTCCCTCCCTTTACCTTCCAGATCGTTCAGAACAAACAGCAAATCCTTTTGTAGTGCAGAAAGTCTCATCGGAGCACCTATCCATATCTCACATGATTAGCGTGGGATTGTGCCGCTCATTTCTTAAACATGTCAAGAATGATTAAGCGATGAAAATAAATGCAGAACTGTAAAAGCATACAGCGGTTCACAGTTGTTAGGCTCGGATAAATTCATCAATGCGAGCCACTGATTATGTCCCTAATTGCGCAACAAACTTCGATTTGCTCAGGTCACGACGGATACCCGCCGCGGCCGCCGGTTGCAGGCGTGCCCTTCTTTCTCGTTAACGGCATTCCGGTGCTCGTTAACGGCATTCCGTACGACAGACACACTGACGGCGACAGTATGCACGATGGCGTGGCCATCTCTACGCGCCCTTGGTTTCTTATCGATAGAATCCCGGTTGTTTGTGCCGGCGACCCCGTGTCGTGCGGTTCAGTTGTAGCCGCTGGTGACCCATTGGTCCTGATTTTTTAGGAGATTACATGCTTGAGCAAGCGTACCAGGAAGAAGCATTTTTCGCGTTGCGAGCCGCGGGCGGGTTAACGCCTCCTTCTTCTGCCCAGCTTTATCAGCAATCCATAATGCTGATTCAAAAGCTGGCAGATGAATTGATCAGCCTTACTCCAGAGTCAGTCATCTATCCCGCGTCGCTAGCAGACGAGCTAAGCCGCATTGATGCCGTGGTTGAGGTTTTGACAGATTCGATTCCAACAATAGAGAAAATGGTAAAGCTGATTAACGAACAATCGTCATTATCTGCGCTTGTTCGTCTGCAAATCGGCTGGGATCTGTATTGCCGCTTATATGACGTGGCGGACGGCTTACCACCGGCAATGACGGAAGCAATAGCCGATGTAACTACCCCGGCCGCTTTGGTAGAACTACTTCGCTCCATTTCGACTGAAGATATAAAGCAGGCTTTTGCACTGCTCAATAACTATCTGATTGCATCAGCGCCAGCCACCCCGCTGCCGGGATCAGTAGTGACTGAGATTACGCAGGTCATAGACACGTTTATCAGCGACGTAGCGCCGCTCGATGGGTTGATTGCGACAGTTCAGCGCGATTATTTCGCCGCGGTAAATAGCCTCGGCCTGGCATCGTCTACGTTCAACGATGCCGTGACCGTCAGTCTTCTGGATACGCTGACCAATCCCCCTGCAAACAGCGTCTCTGAGGCAGTCAAAAGTGTCACGCCACCAGCAGTTATCAGCATTCTGGAAAATAGCAAATTCTGACGCGGTGCGCGGTTCACTTTCATTATTCTCATCGCACTAAGTGCAATTAAGCAGCAACGTAGCACTGATCGTTCGCAACATTTAAGGGGTATTTATGAACAAAGACTTAACGGAAAGTAATAATCGAATTGCGGAAATCGGCGAACGATCAAGCCGCATGCTTGCGATTGTTTCTACCGCACAGTGTGATGAGAACGGGCAATATATTAAGGACAAAGCAACACGCTGCCAGAGCATTGCTAATGCAGCGAAAATGGACCCGCTGTTCGAATCGCATAACCCCCGTGTAGCTGAGTTAGTTAGCACGGCATGGGCCTCTGCATATGCTGATTATTGCAACACTCATGATGCACCGCCCCGCACTGAATTGCTTGCGGCGTGCCACAAGGCAGCTGAAAATCTATTGTTGCTTGAATCATCAAGAACTGAAAAAAACCAGGTGCTATTTTCAGCCGGTATGCTTCTGGAAAGCGCCGGTGATGGCAACGTTGGAAGTGGTGGGAACGATTTAACTACCTCTGCCGGCGTTATTAAACTCGCTACCTACGTTGCTATGATCCTGCCAGTCGCACTTGGCGCGCAGACAAGCGATGCGTGTACGTTTATCCCTTGCGAAAAAGAACGCAGTAAAATATTCGAAATCATCAACATTGCTGGTAATACGTTCGGCGATTTAGTTGCTAACCAGCAAATTGATATGACAACCGTTGGCTCTTATTCGCAGATGCGTCGTATAGATACATTTCCTGTCCAGCCAAGTGGCATCAAAGAAACATATACTTACAATGTGAAGGATAAGGAAAAGAAAGACGCGCCGATCCGACCAAAACGCACTGTTTTGTATATTAACCGCATACCAACTGCGCCCGACAACGGCTCGGGAAATCTCTATCACACGATTGAAAGCGATTCAGCTCCAATCACAATCAATGCAACCCTGGATTACAGCATTGGTAAGGTGGAAGTAGCAACTTCTGGTGCTTTACCAGATGGAATGGCATTAGATATCGGTTACGAACTTGATGTGGAAACCGATCCAAGCCTCATCCCGACCATAACGCATGCCATGCTCGATTATGAGCTGTTCCCTTCATATTACTATCTGGCTGCCGAACATAGCGTGCAGGCATATCATGATTTGATGCGTGAATTCGGTCTGGATCTGAATAGCCTCTCTTACCGCACGCTCCGTGATTACCTTTCTCACGAAGTAGACATGATGCGCCTGCGTATCATGGCCTGGCGCTGTATTCATAAAACTGCGTACGACATTTCTTTGCCGGATACTCAGTCTTTTGACAGTTACGCCGCGTTACTCCGCGGAAAATTTAATGACATTTCAACCGGGATCATTAATCGAACCCGCATTACCGGTATGACAGGCGCGTTTGCTGGTGCCAATGCATCGAGCATCATTAAACAACTGCCATCATCAATGTTCACGCCTGCGCCAAACTACCGCCAGACGCCTCATGTGCATTACATCGGCATGCTATTTGGTGTGTACCGCATCTTTGAAGTGCCTGAACTGGTCTGCGAGTCGCTTACTACGCTGGGGTCTGAATTTAAGGTCAATCAGATGCTCTGTTATGGCCGCGGGGAAGGCATTGCGCAAGCGGGCTTCGTGACGGGTGATGCTATTCCGGCTATTCCGTTTGTTCACCCAACCAATCCGCAGCTTCGTGATCGCACAACCATTATGGGCAGCGCGATCAACGAAATTCACCCGCGCCGCGGTGAAGACTTTTTTGTGATGCTTGAACTCAAACAAGAGAAAGAAGGTGCGCTGAATCTGAGTAGCGGTGAATACATCAAAGCGCCAGCGCAGCCCGCTGAAGACGAAACCGTAGTAGTACCAGCCTAACCACTCGTCACCCGCACACAGCATCTGGTGTGCGGGTGAATAGGAGCAATCATGGATATACCTTTCGCTACATCTAACGTCGCCGGCGTCTCAATCGCGCGCGTGAATGCAGAGAATACGCTTTCGCTGAGTGCAGGTAACGGTAACTCGGTATTCGTTGGCCTTGTCGTTTCTGCCCGCGGCAAGCCATTCACGCGGCTGGCAATAACAAAAGACAATCTCTATAAAGTCCTTGGCGCGCCGATCCATCCCTCAGTTGGTCGCTGTTATGAGCCAATGCGCCACATTGAAGAAGCCGTACAAGGTGGTGGTGGTTATGTCGTTCGCGTCCCTTCAGACGATGCTCGATACCCTGTTTTGACATGGGCCAATCCAGCGCCAGCACTACTAAAAGCAACGACCAAAACGGCAGGTGTAAAAGGCAAAACGTTGTTGAAAGCTGATGGTGACGGTGAAGGAGAAGAGGTCCCGCCGGTTGTAGAGCCGGTTGTTCCTAATGAGACGGCGACCGTTTCATATGTCACTAAGACGGGCATGCAATACGGGAACGAGCCAGAGTTAAAAGACGGCCAGTTGCTGATTATTTACATCGTTGACGGGGACCCATCTACAACTCGTTCAATTGAATTTAAGCGGGATACGATTAATAGCGAACGCATGTTTTTGACGTTATCAGAAACAAGTTCCCTGGGTATCGTATCGCAGCTGGAAACCCTCACCGTTTCGCTATCCACGTCTGTTAAAGACGATTATGGCGATCCGGCGTGGATTGAAACAGCGCTGGAAAGTAAATCTAAATATCTGCGCGCCATTTCCCTGCCCGACCCAAACCCCGAACTCTTCAAAGACGCTATTGAGAGTCTTACCGCTGGCCCCGTTACCTTTGAAAAGGGCACGAACGGCGATATGAACAACATTGGCGTCGAAAATTATCACCGGGCACTGACCGTTCTACGCGCCGAAGAAATTTACTTCACTGCCGTACTGAGCCTCGGCTGTTATGACATAACCGTACTCGGCGCGCTAAGCGACCTAGCGAAAAACCGAAGAGTTGATGCCTTCTTTGATATCGATCCTCGGCTCAGCTACTCGGATGCTCTCACGACATCTGACGAATGGTCATTTAACGACCATGAATGGTTGTCGCTTTATCATTATCCGTATACCTACCGCGATAAGAGCTCAAGAGCCAACATCGTTTGCGGCATTTCGGGTACCGCTTTCCTCACCAAGTCGAAAGGGGTTCAAAAGGTCCCGGACATCGGCGGCTGGCATTATTCGGCAGCTGGTGAAGAGCGTGGCGTGATCGGGCGAAGCAATCAGAAAATTGCATCCTGGGCTGGCGAGCCAGATTACGAAGCGATGTATCTGAAGCGCCTAAATAAGACGTCGATTACACGCAATGGCGTATCAATTATAGATGATGGCCTGGCTGCATACCGACGCGATAACGACCTCCGCTTTGCGCACGTCAATTCCACAATGAACGCGATTGCACGTGACGTTAACCAATACTGCCAAACCGTGAAGCACAACCCGGATGGAATCACGCGCGATAGTTTGGAGCGCAACATTCCGAAAATTCTTGATGGCTACGTGACGTCTGGTGCCCTTGTGCCCCCATCTGATCCCGATTCAAACGGCACTGATCCTTATATCGTCATTATCTCTAAAGATGAGTCTGATTTGTGGCGTATTGACTATGCATGCTGCGTAACCGGTTCGTCTCGTCGTATCGCTGCAGTGCCATCACTCATCAAGTAAGAAGGAATTCACGATGACTGGAAAATTTGAATCCGGCGCTTTTTTCGCAGATGCGATGTTGCTCGAAAGCGCTTTCCGTAAAAAACCCGCGGAGGAAGTAGAAAAGCCGCCGGTTGTTGTGCCACCAGCCGAAATGACGGAAGAACAAGCCTGGGGATTATTGCTCGAAGCCGCTAGCGCGCGTGCTGATCAAAGTGACCGCGCCGCGGCCGCGGCCGCCGTGATCGAATGGGCTGAAGGTGGTGATGCGTCATGGGATGCCTTCGACGCGCTTGCGTATGGGCTGGCGCTGGAAAGCGAAGGCCTTGATCCCGAGGATGACGCGGAAATTGAAAGCACAGACGACCTGAATGGCACGTATAACTCAATCCTGGTCCTGATGGCGGAAGCCGCGGCGATGTTTGGTGCTGATGACGCGGACATTGCGACTTTCATTGACGAAGAAGACGAAGAGGCTGGCGAAAAAGTCATGAATGCCGTGTCTGGCATTGATGAAGAAGAAGCCGATGACCTGATCGCGACATTCGTGGCCGGTGGCGATGAAGAGTTGTTTGAAGCCGTTAAAAAAGTTGTCCGTAACGGCAAAGTGAAGCTCATCAAAAAGAAAATCCGCCCCCGCCGTATGAATGGTGCCCAGCGTGCTGCGCTGAAAAAAGCCCGGCGCAAGTCGAACACCAGCTCAGCGAAAATGAAGCGTAAAAAATCGATGAAGATCCGCAAAAAACGCTTCGGTAAGTAAGCGTACAGGCCACCTGGCTTATCTGGGTGGCCGTTAAGTATCTTTAAGGCGCAGTGGCGGGGTTCAGCATGCAGTACGGCGCAGTGTTTCCAGATGGGGTAAGCAAGTATCTGAAGGTGTACATCACATCCGGGGAAGACTCGGTAACCGGGTACCTCACAGACGGCGGCAGTGCAGAACTTACTGCTAACTGGATGTCAGCATTTGAGGGTGATTCCCTGGGCTCAGTAGCAGGTGAGTCACTTTCTAACGCCACCCAGGCAGTGACGAATACGACGAGTATTTCTCGTTTTAACTCGCTGCTGGTGTGGAACGGTTCAACGCCAATGACGTTTAACTTGCCCGTGTACTTCCAGGCCACTGCTGATGCGAATCTTGAGGTAAATGCCGCGATCATGGCGCTAAGCGCGATGGCCTCACCGGAGTTGGGTGACTTCACGCCAATGGGCCGCCGGCCTTTGCCTGCAATTTTAGATATCGGCCGGCGTATAAAGATTTTTGACGTCGTTATTCAAAACGTAACTTATGAACTCGACGCGCCAAAAACTTCGGATGGCTTTTTCACGCACAACACAGTGAATTTGCAGATCACAGCGATGGCCGTAACAAACCGTTCAGAAATGGCAACGCTATTTATTTAAGTGAGGAATAACCATGAGTACAGGACATTTTAACTCCCGCGGCAACGTGGGTTATCTCAAAGAGAAATACAATCGCAACCGCGCCGCGGGTGAAAAGCTGATTGCCAGTGAGTTTGAAATGGTAATTCACGGCTTCGAGCATATGTCAGTACTTGTACGCTCGACTCAATTCCCTGAAATGAGCCGACAGGATGTTGAGGACTTCGGCCCAATGGGGTTGATTTTCAATCAGCACGGGGCACTGAAGAACGGCGGAGAAATACAGGTGCAGTGCGTTGAAACCATCATTGGTGATGTCGCCGGGATGGTTAAAAAAATCGTCAAAGAAAAGAGCTATCACGACATTACCTTGCGTGCTACCCCTGAATCATTACTCGGGATCGGGTCAAAGGCCATCACAAGCGAGATGTCAGACTGTAAAATTTACAGCGATCAAATTGATGTAAGCACTGAAGACGGTGCCGCACTTGTCCGCCCTTCTCTGCGCATTGTGTACAACTGGGTTGATTATTAATGACTCCGCACGCGTTGCTTACAACCGTCAAATTGCGCTTCCCGGTGTTGCTTCACGATGACGAGGCAGCACTGGACAATTTGCTTGTGCAGGCACTTGGCACTTATCAAGACAAAGCTGGATGCATTAACTCAACCACCATTGCTAAATCTGGTGACAATTCACTCACGCGCGCCCTTCCTGCTGATTACCTGGCGATGGTTGGCGTTGTCGATAGTGAAGGCAGTTATGTCTGTTCCAGCATTGTTGACAGTCAGTTAATCCTTGAGCCCGATTGCTATACCAGCTGGCCGCTTAAATTTATGTATCTCGTCAATCTGCGTGAAATGGACCTCGATAAAGGCACCGTGCCACCAAACATCATTGGCAAAGTGCAAAATTATCTCGAAGCACTTATTGCGATCCCTAACATCGAACGTCTTCGCCGCGTTTCCATAGCGGGCAAATACGACGTTATGAACCTTCCCGACGAGTCAACATTGTACGAACGTGCGCGCCAGCTCGAAGAAGATATGGCAAACCACCGCGCCATTCTTCCAATGTTCACCAGCTGACGGTATCAATATGGGCCTACTTCTCGATCCTTACGCCATTGTTGCTCCTATCAAAGACTCCGGCCGCGTATTAGGCGCGATTGACCGAATCGGCAGCCTTTCAACGATTTTCAGTTCATCTATCCCAACCGCTGAAATCCTCTACTGTAAAGGGCTGGCGCGCCAGTTGGTGCGTATGCGCTTTGCACAGGGCTGGGAATGGGCAATCGATGTGGAAGGTTTTCCCGGACTCGATATGTTCGTTAAAGACGTGACATATGGCGTGGGTTCAATAGAGACAGAAGAGAAACGGATCGGCGGTGGCGTTATCAATAAACCAACGCACAGGAATGCGGGGACCGTCACGATGGTTGCGCGTGACACAAAAGAAGGCCTTGTTGGCACCTGGTTCGACGCATGCAGCTCAAAAGTCGTTAACCGCGACGGGACCGTCAATTTGCCAGCTGCATACCTTCTTACGCTTCGCATTTATAAGCTACTCGATGGCGCGTTGTTGCCAGAAGGCGTATGGCGCGTCATTCCAACTGAGCGCGGCGAGATATCCCGTGCGCGTGATCAGATCGGTGAGTTTCATTCATTCCCGATGACCTTTAATAAACACAGCACATTCGACGTGCTGGGGGTTATGTGATGTCGATACCTGAGTTCCCCCTACCCTCCCGCCCTACCCATAAAATCAACTTCCGCGAACCGGACGTTCAAACAGGCATGCGCTTCTGCGACATAAACGAGGCATTTGAAGAGAACGCGACGACTGAATATCTCAATCTGCTTCAGATAGGCACACTCTCGGATAGCAGATTCTGGACGGCGCAGGACCGGCGCACGGCGCTATGGTGGATATACCTGTTCTCGCAGACGGACCCGACGATCACAGTCAAGTACGATTGCTCACACTGCGGCGAGGCACACTACTATGACTGCGATATGAGGCTGCTCGACGAAGAAGCCACTTATCTTGAGCGCGAGCCCTCAATTCAGGTAACGATGAATGCCGCAGGTGAATCCTATGAATGGCTGCTTGTGCCACTCAACGGCGTAGCCATGGAGAACCTTGAAAAAATGCGCAGCCGTCTGCCGGAAGATATCGACTCTGCAGAATATAAACGGGGGCTGGCAGACTTAAGGATCTGGGAGTTGGTTTATCAGGCCAGACTTTTTTACGACCTCGACCCGGCTTTTGATGCGGCTGCTAACAGGCGATATGACTTAGTGCAAACAATGTCACTCGATATTGAATTCATACACTTTGTTGCGCGCATTTCCCAGGCGCAGCAAGTACTGAAACATGGGCTGAACATGCAGTTTGACGACGGCCGGGCGATGCTCATTTTACCAAAGCACTATTGCGACGCAGATAAGGCCAAGGAGGCAGGAAGACCCTATACGCGTCTCCTGCTTGGCTTTCGGAATATCTTCTTCCTGCCAAATTCTGGATACGATTGGCTGGCAGATTTTAGTGAACAACCTGACCCTATACGCTGGCCAGTCGATTGATGGAGTGTTGTCTTCGAGCATAAGAACGGCATTTCAACTCAATAGCTCGCTGGAAGAGAAGTACAAGAAAAAAACGTAATCAGACGTTCTTAGTAAATTTTACTGATATTTAAATTGCGCATTCAATACACATCACATGCACATTCAAGGTGCATTAAACATGCATTAAGCGTGTATTTTTTACACTTAAAAGATGCATATAACGTGAAGATTGTATGTGTTCAGTTTCTTTACGAAAGCCCATCATTCATCATTAAAGGATAATCAGATGACATCAAAACCAAGAAAAGTGTTTACGCTCATGAAGGCAATATGCCGGTTTTTAAGGTTGATCAAATAATATCCCCCTATTGATTCACAGCACTTAGAGCCTCACATCACAAGTGAAAGGGATGAGTAGCGCATACGCATTACATGCATACGAAAAATGCACGTAATGCGCCTTTAAGGTGCACGAAATGGGCGTTAAGTGCACCAAAAATACATCAATAAAATGCATTAAATGCACATTATAAACGCACTTATAATGCATGTAAGGCTCATAACACACACACTTTGAATGCATAACATGCACATATTAGCCATCAAAGGGCTGTATCCGGCTTAAATCTACATTCCTTAAATGGCAGCGCAGGGCGCTTTTCAACACCAGTTTGTGCCAAAAACATTCCTCCAACACAATAAAACCTAGACAAACCCTACTTATACCAGTTAAGCATTGTGGCAGTTGTTTGCCCTATACACGCAGAAGGTGTAAGATTGGGGAGCGGATAACCCGCGCTTATGAATACTCACGAATACTGCGACTGAAGAGGGCTTAGGTCCATGCCACAAAAACTGCTGAATGCTAGTAAAGTTATCGAACTTTTCGCTCATCTGAACGAAACGCCGGATAACCGCGCTCTGTTTTCTGAGTTAGTGAACGGCGTTGATGTGACCGATGAAATTCCCGCTTTGGCGCTGGCGCCAGGTTATCGTGTCGTGCGTGTTGATAACGGCAAGAAAGATAAGATTTCACAAGACCATTTCGAACTGGCCCTTGTAAATGATCTGTCTGAAGAGGTTGTGTATTACAACCGCGTTATCTTCCAGCCGGATGCATTCCTGAATTGTCGTCCAGTTACACAGATTCTTGTGTGGCGTACTCAGAAGCGTCAGCACCGTGCCGTGTTGCATGATCTCGCAGGAATTATCTTCTTCGATTACCTGTTAGAAAAATACGACGTGCTCGTATCTGACAGAAACCAGACAACTGACGGGACCAGCTTCTGGCAAGCGCGCTTATATGACGCACTGGAATTCAAACATCATCTCTACAGATATGACATGATCACATGTGAACTGCATGAAATGAGGAATGAGGAAGAACTGGAAAAAGGAAGCACATGGTTGTGGGGTGAACCTGAGCACTATCAGGACCGGCTAGCCATCATTTCTAAGTTCCCGTTACCGAAACAGTAACGCACCCTTAAAGCCTCGCTAAGCGGGGCTTTTTTGTATCTGCAATTCAGTGATTATCCCTCCGCGCGGTTCACAAAACTTACACTGCCTCATTACTTTTGAAGCGGTGACATCATGGCAGAATCAGACGGCAAACCATCAGGAAAGAACGTCAAAGACGATCTGCTTGATGCTTCACGAATTATCAAAACGATAGAGCGCACAAGTAAGAAAGAACTTGATGTACTTCTGAGCATTGATAAAAAACTGGAAGAAGGGGAGGGTGGTAGGTCAGACACGCAAGGAACCGCTGATAAGCGCCAGCCACGGCAACGTGAAGAGCGCGAGCCACCAGCCCCTCGCCGCCCACGCAAAGAACGCAATCAGCCCCCGGAGATTAAAGACGACACCATCAGCGTGCGTAAAAAATCCCGCCGGACTGCATCAGCTACTACTGAGCCAGCCACACAAGAGCCAGGTCCGCCAGTTTTACGCCAGCGCCAGAAGCGTGAATCAAGACAAACACCGGAATCGAAAAGCCCTGAGCAACTGACCGTTCGTGCCGCACCTGCAAAACGACCATTACCGCCATCCCCCCAAACCCGGCCACGCCGTGATAGTGGCGGCAAATTCACAAGTTCTGCAGATAAGTCGAAAGAAAATCGTGATGATGCCCGGCACAAAGAGGCAATGAACGAAGAGGAAAAGAGCCGTTCTGTATTCCAGCGCATCGGGGACATGGTTAAAAAAGCAGATACGAAAGAGATAGAAGGCACCGCGCTGGACGCAGCCGGCGTGGCCGCTGGCGGCACATTCTGGAAAGCAGGCAAGGAAGCCATTGAACTGGTAAAAAACACTGCGAGCATGCTGAAACTCGGTAATGAAGATGATGAAGACGAGAAGAAAAATGGAAAATTCTTCGGGAAAATTAAAAAACTATTCAGCAAAAAACCTCCGACCGTTACCCCCGTTGATGATAATCCCACACAAGAGCGGCCAGCTGGTGCTGGTATAGGGAAGGGGCGCAATCCTGCCGCAATCATCAGTGCCGGTACAGCACCAGCCAGCCCGGCTGGTATCGGGCTTAAAGGTGCAAAAGGCGCGCGAGCCAGCGCCACGTCTCTCGATGTCACTAACAGAAACATTCAAAAGCTCAATGTTGAAAAAACAGAAGAACAAACGGCCGCGATTAACGAAGGCAATCAGCTGATCGTTGAAAAACTCGATGATTTACTTAAAGCCCAGGGAGGGAATGGGGGAGGGGGCGGCGGTCTTTCCGGGCTTATCGGTAACGCGTTGACGCTTGGCGCAACAATGTGGGTATCAAAGTTCGGCAAGAAACTCTTGGCGGGGATCCTGAGCGGCCTAGGACTCGGAGCATTAAAAAAACTCCTGCCAGGGGGTGGCGACGGTGGCAGCGACATCGACGGTCCCGACAAAGACAAGAAGAAAGGAAAAGGCAAAGGGAAGGGAACGCCACGCAAGAAGAGCGGGAAAGGACTATTCAAGACTATCCTGAAAACCGGCAAAAACGTCGCTAACCCCGCCGCCGCCGTTGCGGGTACTGCAGCCGTTGCGACTGCCGGAGTCGTGTATGCAAACAGGGCGAATGTGGACCCTGTAGGGGATACGTCGGACGCGGACGCAAAAGAGAAAACCAAATCACAGGCCAAAGCCTCAAAGAACAGTGCTCAAAGTGCAAAACCAGCGAAAGCAGGCGAAACAGTGAAAGTTGGCCGCGTCGCAACGCCGGAAGAGATCGCAGCACGGAAGGCGGGTAAACCTATTACGGCAGCAACAGGGGAAGTTGCAGAAATAGGCGCGGCGAGGGTAGCTGAAAAGGGGGGGGTAAAAGCCGGTGAAAAGGCTGCGGCAAAAGTGGCGGCTAAGGGCGCGTTAAAACTGGGCGTAAAAGCAATACCGCTCGTAGGGACCATTGCCGGTGTGGGCATTGATGCAGTGGAGGGAATCACTGACACGGAAGGCCAAAAAACTGCATTTGGGCTTGGTGAAAAGGACGACGTATCTAATCGCCAGGTTGCTGAATACACGGCCGCAAATGTGTTGAATATGGGCGGGCTTGTGTCCGGGGGTGCTGGCTACCTTTCAAAAGGTGCTGACTGGCTGGGGATGGATAAAACAGCCGACTTCCTGGATTTTGATACCGCCGGCATGGCGCGGGGCATTCACGGCCTTACAGAGACAACTAAAGATACGATATCAAGCATTAATAACGGAATTTATGGCGCGGCCACCAGCGCGGCCGGGTGGCTGGGCTTTGGCAAAGACAAAAAAATGAGTGACTCAGATAAGAAACAGGCTGAATCGCGCGAAGACGAACGTACTAAAACACTCACGGATACGATTAAAACAGGCGCTACAGGCACTATAGGCGCTATCGAAGATATGAGTAAGAGCATGCTCGACGTGCTCATTCCAAGCGCTGCTGCATCCGTTGATGCGCCTGTTACGCCAGTTCAGGGCATGGGTATGTCCAGCCCCCTGCGGTTCACTCCTTCCCAGCCAGACTCAAACACAGTATCTCCTGCGTTGAACATCGGCGGCAGGAACGCGAATGTTCGTTCGTTCCGTAACAACAACTTCGGTAATGTGAATTTTGCGGGCCAGGAAGGCGCACAGCTAGAAAAAGCAAACGCAAATGGTGAACAACGTTTCGCGAAATGGAATACCCCAGAAGAGGGTATGCGCGGCCTGGCTAATCAATTGATGCTTTACTCAACGGGCAAATCTAAGCACGGCCAGGCCAAGTCGATAGACAAGATCCTCGACATTTTTGCTCCAAATAGCGAAAACAATACTTCGAAATATAAAGCTGATCTGGCTGGCGCATTGAACGTATCTCAGACAGACGATCTGAAACTTGATGATCCGAAAGTCATGACAAAGGTCATCCGGGCAATTGCCACGCTTGAAGGCGGCAACCCGCAGGTAAAAGACGAGTTCATTCAGAAAGCCATTGGCGGGTACGACTATTCGAAAGGGAAATGGGAAGGGAAGTTCAACGCAGAAACGCTGGCGATCGTTAACGAACAGCGTAAAGCGAAAGGACTTGAGCCTATCACCGAAAGCGATCAGAACAGCTTCTCCGGGTTGGCTGGTACGTCGTCTTCTACCACCGCGGCAAGTAAAGCCGCTCCATCTCCTGTTACAACTTCACCAGCGCCTAAGCCGTCACCTGAGCCTGTACAGCATGCGCAGGCGGCGAAGAGGAAACAGGATGTAACACCCCCCCCTGTAATACCACTCCCAGCAAATGCGGAAGGCATGCGCCCGGCGGCAGGGGCTAAGCAAGCGCGCGATGAACCGAAACCGGCTTCAACCAATGCCCATTTATTCAGAAACGCCCAACTGCCTGAATCCGGCTTCGGAATCTTTGACGGCGCAATTGAATCAATGGCCAGCAAGGCCGCGAGCGCCGAAGGCATGCGCAGGCCAATAACCGGCGGTGAAAATGCCGGCTTGCGCGCCGCGAAGAGCCAGGGCAGCATCAGTGAGGCATGGAAGCGTGACGAAGAAGAGAAAAAAGCCGCTAAAGCCCATGCATCACAGGTACCGGCCGCCGCAAAACAGGTGGCGTCTTACTCACATCCGCAAAACATCATGTCCGTTACTGACCTGAGAACCGTTCCTGCTGCAAATGTGCCGGCACAATCCAACACGCAGCAAAACCAGAACCAAAATCAGGCCCAGACGCAGATAGACGCAAAAATGCTGGCGGCGCTGAACAAAATTGCCGGCTTGCTGGAAGACCTGAAAGACGGTCAGAAAAAAGAGGGTAACAGCGGGCGGGGCACTTTTGTTAAAAACACAGCACAACCCGCGCCGCGTACAACCATCCCGTTAACTATTGCTGATCCGGCAATGGACCGGCTCGCGGCGGACAGATAAGGGCCTCATATGCTGTATGAAATAGACGCGCTGCTCGATGTAGATGCTGGCGGCATCATTGTTCACGAAGGTGATCGCGAAGCACTGCTTGAGCGCCTTGACGACTGGCTATGTACCCCGCGGAGTTCGGTCTATGGGTTCCCGGACTGGGGCAACCGGCTGGCGCGGTTCAAGCACGCGCCGCAGAACGAAACGACAGCCGTGGAGATTGAGCACGACATCATCGACACGCTACGCAAAGACATTCCGTCGCTCAAAATTGCGGGCATTGTTTGTACCCTCGTGCCCGGAGTATCTGACCGCTGGGTTATCACTATCACGCTCGGGAATGGCGCGGAATTTAGCAAGGAATTACCGGTATGAATCAAAAAGACGTTAACGACAGGTTTACTGCACTGCTTGAGAAAGACAGCTGGTGGTCAAAGTTTGTCGGCTCGCAGTTCGTCTCTATGTTGTCCCTGTTCGTTGGTCAAATGGTTTACAGGTGTGAGCAATTTGCCGCGCGCGCGCTTCAAGAGGGTTTTATCAGTATTGCAACTCGGCGTGCCTCGATACTGGCCGCAGCTGAGGACCGCGGATACGTTGGCCGCCGCATATCGCCCTCCACTGGCCTGGCATCGGTGACGAATAACACCACGGCGCGCCTGCAATTACCAATTTACTCAACGTTCCAGTCAGAAGAGCTTGAGCAGTACATGCTCATGGATGCCGTTGATCTGGAAGCCGGAGAAACGAAAGAACTGGCTGCAAGCCAACTGGAAATATTCGTCGTTGAGAAGACAGTTGAGGCTGAAGAGCCTTTTCTAACCGTCATTCTCTCGCGCGACATGACTGCCGTCTGCCACTCTATTGATGTGTACGTGATCGTCGATACCCTGCGTGTTAAATGGGAAAAGTCATTCCAGTTCCGCTCCGCAAATAATACCAGCCTGGTTTACACCGAGTTTTATAAACCGTCTGAGCAAATGGGGATCCGCTTCGGTGACGGCTCAACCGGCGTTATGCCGCCCGCTGGCAGTGTAATTAGCCTCGACGTCTGGTGTACGAACGGACAGACAACACTGGTACAGGGACAAAAGCTGATCCCCACAGATGATTTTGCTGAGCTTGAAAATGACATCACTGTAATCACCACCAGCCCGATATCCGGGGGCACGCCGGCGGAATCGACTGAAGAGACGCGCGCTCGGGCACAATACTTTGTGTCGTATGACGAACAGGTTGTTTGGGGTGATGACTACACGTTTTATCTCAAAAACCACATAGGAGGGATCAGTTGGTTGCGCTGCTGGGGGGAAATGGATCAGGAAAAATTCACGGGTTATGACCTGGCGAACATTAACAGCATCTTTTTGTGCGGCCACAAACCCGGCCTCACGCAAGAAGAACTGCACGCGGCGTTTACTGAAAAGCTGGAATCCATACCGAACAAAATGAATAAGCGGTTTCGTCTGATAGATGCAAATTTCCGGCCATTCACAATAACCCTGACAGGCAATGTCCCTTCAACATCAGTGCCAAATGAAGTGGAAATAACACTAAAAAACGAGCTTGGGACACGTTTCGGGCGAGATTCTCAGCTATTTGAGACAGGCGGGGGCTTTAAAGCCATTACCGAAGACCAGATTTGGGCATTCATAGACGCTCTGGGTTACTTCACTAATTACGTCGTTGATATTGTGCTCGTTGATAATGTGGACCCGCTGATAGCAGTAAATCTTGAAGACTTTATCTATCTCGATCCGCAGCTATCAACCTTCAACATAACGTTCCAGAAAAGCTAAGGGCCAATCATGGAAAAAGGATGGCTCCGCGCAAGGTTGACCCCGGAGAAGCGTAAATCGCCGCTTTGGTGCGGGCTTGCTGACGCGATTGAAAGCCTGGTATCTGAAGTCGTAGAGCCCATTCTCAAGCGTATCGATGATCGGAAATCATTCTATACAATGGATGAGCGTGACCTGGACCGCCGCATTGCTGAGCTCGGGCAGTTCTTCGCATTGCGTACGGCATCATCAACAAGTAAACCCCTGTTGCTGACGCAGCGACTCGATGAAATTCACCTCAAAGACACTGACCAACCGTTGATCAACACCTTCTGGCGGGAATTCTACGGCCTTAAAGTCGCATGGTCCCCTTACTGGGCTCCGATAGACCAGGAGAATTATCCGTACGGACGGCTTTTCACAGTGGAAACAGGGAAAGACGAGGCTGAATTACTTTACGGCGAGATGTTTCTGACGTCGCGCGGGGTTATCGCGCTAAACCTGGCTGATGTATATGAAATATACGGTGATGCAGGCACGTCGATGGCAATAATGGAATTGCTGAATGACTTTGAGTTGTACATCACCCCATTATTACCCCGGCACATCGTATTTGACGGGGTTGTGATCACCTTGGAGGTGACGCTTGTCGAGCGACCTGAGTATATCTGGCTTGAGGAAATCGAAGGCTATTTGCATGAGCCGGTGACGCTGAAAGAGCGTGAGGAAGTCATTTCAGTTGAAATTGATACGGAAATCGGACCTATAGGCTTCCTGCCAGTTGCCCCCACGCACCGCAGTGATGTTTTTCGTTATGACGACATCCCGGCTGACGCCTGGATAACAGACGTCTGGCGCGCGCCGGATCTCTTCGAACCCGGTGTTTACATCATCAAAGATGATCCGGGTGAAGTCGAGATTGGTTTCACGCCGGAGAATGAAGGAAATGAACTCCAGTATGTTGCTACTGAAGAGCGGCAAGACATCATCGAAACAAATGCGATGGTGGAATTAGACATATCGTTTGAGCCCATCCCGACTACGTTTAGTACTGGCGAGATCGCTTATTTTGACAAAATCCCGGCTGACGCTTGGATAACTGACCTATGCTTAGTACCTGATATTCACGAACCTGCCGTAAATCTTCTTTATACGAATTCTTTGTCACTAATAATTAAGCCGTCGCCACGTATAACGTCGAATGTTCTATTTGAAGTGATTAAGCCGTTGCCGCGCCTGAATGCTAATTCCTTATCTGAAATAATTAAGCCGTTACCACGTATCAATTCAAATGAATTATCTGTAATGAAAAAAGGATCTCCGCAAATTCATAACAGTGTACTTTCAATTATGAGGCAAATATGAAAAAAATTATATGGATGCAGGGTTTTAACCATTTCCCAGAATTTTCTGGCGTTACGCCTGCTGAAAAATTTAAGGGTTTTTTGAACCGATTCGCCATTCTCCCAGGCTATGAGTGTAATATTGCGTCTGCTGCAAAAATAGGAACGATGACTTTTAATGGTGTGTCACATAAAGGCCTTCTAATTTGTACGCAGGGAACTCAGTCAGTGTTTTCAGTGAGTATACCTTGGGCGGGCTCAAACACAGGCAAGCGCGTCTACTATGGCGCACGTGTGTCTGCATCCGACACAGTTCAAGGTGCGGATCTCGCAGTAATAAAAAATGATGCGTCTACTATGCTGGCTACGATAAAAGCATACGGCAAAAATGATGATTACTTTATTGAATGCGTAGTCGATACAGAAAAAAAGGTGGCGAGTTTATACGCAAACAGAACCCTAATTGGGACAGTATCAAAGTATTCGACATCGAATTATTTGAATTTTTTCCTCGGTTCTGATGCCACATATTCACGGGCATCCAAGTCAGGAATTGGCATTTGCTGGTCTGATTTTTATTACGCAGAAGAAGAAATCGATGGCACACAAGGTGAACCTGACGTCTACGGAAATATTTTTATCGATTCTCAAGTTGTTTCAACATTCGAAGGTAATAACGACTATTACAATACAATGGGTATTGATATTGTCGAAGGCCTGAATGCTGTAATCGACATAAATTATGCGGAATCGAGCGGCTATTTGCATGTACCAGAAAGCGTGGGAACGCTCACATACACACCCGCAGATTTTGAAGCTTCGACGGCTGTAGCTGCACAGATTTCGAGTTACGTTCTCCCGTCGTTTGAAGATTTTGAAATAAAATCAGACGTTTTCATTAACGGCATTCCAGAAGAGACAACCAAAAGTAAGGTGTCCTCGGAAAGCGGTGCTTATTACACGCAATATGATGTTATAAACCGCGAAGTGAGCGTTGAAGAAATCAATTCATTATCTGTAAAAATAGAATCAATAACGAGATAATATATTAAGTGGCTGGTTATTAAGTTTTTGTTCTTCGAACACTCCTGCGGTTCACTTTGAATACACTCCGAGATCAGACTGGAAGGAGGTAATCATGGGAAATGATGCGATAACGCTCACTGGCGGGCTGATGGCGAGTGAGAACGGGGTGTTGTATAAAGCCCAGCTGCTTGACTACTACTACGAGCGCCGCGCGTACTCGTCAATTGGTGTGGGTGAGCGCTTTGAGATGCTGAAAGGGTGGTTCGGGACCAGTGACCTGGTAACCCAAAACCCGGAAGGGGGCTGGATAATTGCAGACATTCCCCCGGAGTTTTCTAACGCGGATTTCAAAAACAAGTTCGCTGAATGCGCTCTTCTGCGCAGCTATGCTGACGGGCGCATAACGCTGCGCGCAGAACTGCAAGATAAAGAGCTGCCGGAAAACACACCCTACGATTTCAACACGCTGGCCATCGCTGACGCTGAGGCTAATGTGGTTGCGATTCTTTGCATTCAGCAAGACACATTGTACCGCGGTAAGCGCTTTATTGCCGTCCTCACTATAGAGACGAGGATTGCGTAATGAGTGATCCGAACGAAATGGTTCCCTTCCAGGCAAATGCGTTAATCACCGTTCCCGATTTAGACACTTTTGCGCTTGTTGCCGATGTTCAGTATCACGAACCCTATGTATCAGGCTCATTGAACCGCAAATTCAGGGGGATCGTTAGTCCAGGAATTTACAACGGCTATCTGCCTGCGCCGGGCGAAGGGCTTCAATTACTCATCGGGATGGCTGAAGACGGCTTTAGCACAGCATCGGTGAACTTCGGTGAGTACCAGATTACCGTGCAACAGCGCAAACCTGTTGCATTGGATCTCATGCCTGGACTGACGCATTTCATCGTGCTTCAGGTCTCATATGCGCTGGGGCAGGAAACTAACCAGGTCAACACTAAATCGACGATCGCCGCCGCCGAAATTAAAGCCGTGGCAAGTGTTGGCCAGAATCAGATTGACCTAGCGACGGTAACTATCCCGGCTGGCGCGACGCAAATAACTGAAGACATGATCGACTGGTCAAGACGGAAAGTTGTCAGGCTGGGAATCGAGATAAGTTCTGCTATTGATAGCACGCGTGAAGACGTGGCGGCCTCAAGTCTTGCGATTAAATTGGTGATGGACCAACTCGTTATCGCAGAAGAAGGAAGTTATCCGATCGGCTCTCCAATTCCCTGGCCTCTGGATGTAGCGCCAACTGGCTATGCAATTATGGCAGGTCAGTCCTTCAATGTGGTCAAATACACCAAATTAGCCATGGTGTACGTCCACGGCGTCCTACCTGATATGCGTGAAAAGACGATCAAAGGCGCTTCAGCTAGCCGGTTGCCGCTCACAAACGAAATGCCGGGCATTGGCAAGCACACGCACTCAGGGGCGATAGCACAAACAGACTTGGGAACCAAAATTACTGAGATATATAACTACGGCACCATAACTTCTGAACGCACTGATCCTGGCAGTGGGATGACCACGTCTTTTGACTACGGCACAAAAACAACATCAACAACTGGTGAGCATGCACACATGGTCCCAATAGCGCGTGGAGGGGACGGGGGGGACGGTAAAGACGGTAGCACACCGTACACAACCATCGGCCAAGGGGACACTGTAACAACAACAAGCGGTGCTCATTCACACGCCGTTGGCATTGGCTCTCATGCGCATACAATGCCATTCCCAGTGCATAGTCACGCAATAAATCTTCCATCGCATTCGCACAGTTTGGCGCTGGGCTCGCATAGTCATGCAATCTCTATTTCGTCGACAGGAAACCCTACAACAACTGTACTGAACACTGCATTCCACTGGATCGTGAGGCTAGTATGACAGCAACGTTTGAATTCTCTGACCAACCCCAAATTCTCAAAGTTTATAACTTCACTTCTGACACGCATGAGTTTATCGGCCAAAGCGATGCTTATATTCCAGAAGACACCGGCTTACCCGCTGATTGCACATTAAACGCACCACCTGAAGAAGTTAAAAGCGGTCACGTTCTGGTGTGGGATGGCGAAAAATGGAATGAGGTTGAAGACAACCGCAATTCCATCGCATATGACATTCACACGGGCGCGGCGGTTCCTGTAAACACGTTGGGACCACTTGAAGGCTTAACGCCGCTGGTGCCAAAAGAGACGGACATATGGGATGGTAACAAATGGGTACCCGATCTTGAGCGAATCCGCCAAGCTAAAATCACTGAAATAAAACAATTGCGCGACCGGCTGATGAGCGATCACGTTCTGATTGAAGGTGTGCCATTTAACAGTGATCCCTCCTCCCGAATTCAGCAGATAACGCTGACAAAAATGGGGCAAGAAGGAACGGTCCCTGATGGTTTCAAATGGCAGAATAAAAACAACGAAATGGTTACGTTGACTAACAGCATGGCAAGCAAATTCGAACAAGAAACCATGCAGCATGACATCCGCATATTTACTACTGCTTCAAACCATATTTCTACGTTAAGCGATCTGAATGATATTCAGTCGATTATTGATTACGACATCAGTAACGGCTGGGTAATCTGATACTGCCGGCCTCGCTATTCAGCGGGGCTTTTTTCTGCCCCCCTTCCACACGCCTAAGTTACCTTGCCATCTGCGCGCGGTTCACTTTTGTTAGGTTGTAATCAACCACAGGAGGTGCGCAGTGAGTTTTTGGAATGAACTCCCACAGATTGTCATCGTTATCCTGCTTTCGCTGGGAAGCGGAACCGGAGGCTATATAAACGATGTAAGAAAGGGACAAAAAAAAGCCAGTTTTCTTGATTTAACCGCTGATCTGTTTCTTGCGACTACTGCGGGCTTGCTGGCGCTGTACTTCGGCCAGTGGCGTGCGTGGGAAGACCCACTGATCTATCTCATCGTGCTAATTGCAACAAACAACGGCGCAGAGATTTTAGAAGTGTGCAAAACGAAACTTATCAGCGCAATGAATAGCTATGCGGGAAAAGGAGCAAAGTAAATGGACCATTACATAAGTTTTTTCATGATTGTAGCCGCAGCGGTTGCAGACCGCTTCATTTTGAAACGCCGTCGGGTAGTTCTCAGCTCGCTCGGTGAAGCGACAGAGACAGAAACTCAATACCTGTTTCCGTGCGCCTATACAGTGAAATCACGGCGTAAACACGGAGCATTCGTTCGTTACCAGCTGCGTGATGCAAAAAAGCCGACGATGGTAATTAAAGGCAAGTCACGATCGCTGGAATTGTCTGGCCGCGGCGAGCATTACGAATACCTTGCGATCAACAAAGCGGAAATCAAACCGGGTGAATGGCTACTCGATGTGCAGATTACGCAGGGGGCATCGTTCTGGAATCCGCTTTACAAAATATATCCGATCGTTGACGCGTTAAAGCGCACGTACAAGTTACGTTAAAGGTGACAAATGAATCTCAAATCGCAAAACAAAAATCAATACGCCGTACTCGATTTCGAACAGATCAACGAAAAGGGGTTAAAGCCGCTGATTACCGCGATCAACAAAGGCACAGGCCCGGATATCGCATCTGTAGAAGCATCAAATAAAGCGGTGAAGAAAGACGGTATACCGACAAAAACGGCGGTTCTGCGATTTGATGATCAGCAAGAACTTAAGATGCTGGTGAATGACACAGGGGATATCTCAACGCTGACGCTTAACGGTAAGAAAGTACCGGTACCGGAAGCGAAGACAATAACTGCGCTTGGAAAAGCCATTTCCGGCGCAGCGGTGCAGGCCGCTCCAGCTTTTGCGAAGAGCATGACTAAAAAGCTTCAGGCCGTCATGCGTAAAGCCGCGGATAGGCCGGCAGTTAAGTCGAATATACAGCGATTGCAGGAAGCCAAAACGACAGCAGGAGTAGCGCAGGCAAACGTTGATGTGCTGAAAACTGCAATGGGAAAGGAACAAACGCGGCAGGCACAAACGTTAACTCAGGTTAGCCAGGAAAAAGCCAGGTTAGAATCCGAGCGGGCCATTACCCGGACACTCAAAGAAAAAATAGCAAATCTGGAGGCTCAGAATGTCTAGCGAACTGCGTCAGTGCGATGCACTTAAGATCCGGGACCGGTACGATGTGGGTACATACAGTGTCACTGATGCTGTATTTGATGACCTTCAGACTGATGGTGGCAACCTGCTTTTAAGTGAAGCGTGCGACATGCCGATGTTCGAATCGACTCACTTCTACGATACGGACATTCACGAATCCCATACCCTGTTATTAGAAGCAATCACGACTACGCGCGCGCGTATCTCACAGACAATGCGCGCTTTCATCCGTGCACTGAATGCTTCTTTGCAGGGTACGGATATCACTGCGGGCGTGACCGATGGATCCGACGTCGACGGTGACAGCAAAGTCCTGGGCGGTGCAGAAATCGGCAAAGCCCGCAAATCAGCAGGCCTGGCCGTTCTCCCGGCGCGTATACCACTGAGCGACGGCCAATCCGTCACGATAGTATTTCACTCGCCTTCTGGCGACGTAGGCAAAATTACAGCACAAGATACGCTGGTAGCGTTTCGTTTTTATCTGAACAAACGCGATGTTACCCACGTTGTAGCGCCGATGAGCGGCCGCGATTTGTCTCTCAAACAGACAACACAGGTGCTCGCGAACCTGATCGAACGCAACTCACCAAAATTCCAGCGTTCACGCGACAAGAACGCAAAACTGTTGGCGGAAATAGAAGAACAAGATGTTATTACCACAGGGCTTGAAGAAGAAAGCCAAAGGCTGGTGATAGAGAGCGAATCGTTACTTGCCGCAGGGCAAGGTTTGGACAGTGAATACGATAAATATCGGGAACTGGCGGACAACCAGGCACAAATAAACGCAGGGCTCATGTCCGAAATTAGCAAGCTTGAAAAGCGCGGCGCAGATACTGCGCAACTACCAGCCATAACGGATAAAACCCGGCAGATTAAAGAAAATCTAAGTTCCTTTGGAACACACACTTTATCTGACGGTTCAGTAATACAGTTCAAAGACAGCAAGGTGACCATCACAACGCCGGAAAACACCACCTATACAATGGAAAGTGAATCAATGCAGGGCGGTACGATGTCGCTCACTGCAATGAAGTTGTTAAAACTGTATCGAGATGGAAAAGCTGCCCCTTACATTGTTGAAGTAACGCCAGAACCGGACCCCGTACCAGAGCCCGATCCAATTCCTGACCCTGAGCCCACCCCTGATCCAGAGCCTGACCCCACCCCAGATATTCAGCCGTCACTTGATGCCATACACCGCGCAGAAAATGCGGATGAGAGCCTTAGCATTCAGAACATTAAGCAACTGGTGAAGGACCTGCGAGGCGCATATGCGGGCCTCGCCGAAGCCGGTGTACTTGAGGAGTATGAGGGGCGCTTAAACGAAGCCGCAGACCACCTGGGCGACTTGCTTAACAAAATTGCGACCGTGAAGAAGGAATGACAGATGCCGCTATCAACGCTTGAAAAACTCGAATTGCAGGAGCAATTGGCAGATCTCCTGATACAAAGCCCGACGGCCAGCGGCCTCGATAAACTGGACATTCTGGAAGGAATCACCCTCATTCTTGAAAAATTAGGGTATGGCAGCAGCCCTGATACCGGAGTACCGCCGACTGAGAGCGAACTCCCGCAGTTGGTAACTGATTTTAAGCAGGGTGTGTACAAAAGCGCAGACGTAGGCAAATTCATCGAGACGTTGCAGGAACTGGAGCAGTTCGTGCCTTCTTTCATCACACTCGACGAAGTAAAAGCAGGCACGGTGGACTGGGTAACAGAACACAGCGATCTAATTAAAACGGCCGCCTGAGCAGTTTGCTAACTTTGCATTTCCGCTGACGAGAAACCGCTTAGTTACGATTTTTTATGAGAAGAAAAACCCAATAAAATACGATAGTTAAACATAATTTTATAATTATGATGTCGATGATACGGGGTATCAAACTATGTGTGGTGACATGCACAGGGAATGCAGTTGCTCAAAATATGTGACACAGCATGCGTGGAACCGATGAATATGTGTCACAGCATGCGCGAAGTCACAAAATGATGTGTCACAGCATGCACGGAAGAGCGAAATGACATCTGAGCCTCAAAGAGTTGCAGGCCATGACACATGTTTAAAGCGGGAAAGTTGGAATCAGCATGCTGCGACACATATTTAACCTTGTTAGCATGCTATGACACATTTTTTAATCGATACTCTTAAGTTTTTTATTTCTTTTATGAATTAAAACATAGCTTTCCCGGCCTTTCTTCGTAATCGAATACTCGATATAACCGATTTTAGCCATCGCAAGCAGAGCCGCTTTAATGAGGCGGTTCTGTTCAAAAACGGCCGACGTGAGCAGCAGGCGGTCCCGTATACGCGTAAAGGAAATCGGGGCAGGGTTATCTGGCAGGCTGGCAATGTAGGTGTAAAGGGTCTGCGCTACTTCTTTGCCTTTCAGTTCGTTATACGGGTGTTTGCGTAAAAGGATCGTATAATCAATTTTATACAGCTCCCACAGCCTTTCATCTGCTTCAAGGGTCACAGAGTCATCGACGCGATCCATCACCGCAGTTTTCAGTAACTGCGTGAAGAACATTTTGTCGCCGTCTTTGCGTTTGAACTGAACGACTTTAGTCCCCAGCTTTGAAAGCGAATCAAAAATCTGATTTCGCAACCGGTGATTAATTTGCCGTGATTCATACTGGCAAAGATGTGCAAACTCTTTGAAAGGTAACTTAATTTTGTTGGTGTTCAGCCCGTACTTACTGAATGCACCAACAACTCCCATCCAAACTGAGAAGTCGCTGGTGATATTAAGGCGCTCACCACGGATCTGTATGTCGTCGTAACCCTCTTTGCGCGCGAACGCTAATGAAGAAAAAGGGACTGATACGTCAATGATGTGTTCGGACCCCTTTTTGAGTGCCCGGCTGTTAGGTACGAAGATCCCAAGGCGCAAAAGTATGGCTGGCTGAACAGACGAAGTTGATGTAACTGTGAGTTGTTTGTGAGAATTTTCGCCTTCTATTACAAGCGCTTCGCTAAAAAAATTGTTATCGCTCAATCAGTTATCCCTTTTTCAGTAGAGCCATCAGTCAGTGTGAACAAGTTCGATGTTTTACATGCTACGACACATCAGAATACGTGTTATGACACATATTTCTCATGCTGTCACACATGTTTTGCATGACGCGACACATGTTTTACATGTTATGACACATGCAAAAGGGCTGTAACCCTTGCCACGTAGGGCCTGCGGCGATCGGGGATCTGTTAGGGATCTAAAAAGGATCTTAATTGGATCTGATATTGGATCTAAGCGGTGGATATGTGGATAACCTTGAAAATTCAAAGAAATACCACAATGACTACGGAGTGGCCGCACCCAAGGTCAGAATATGTTGTGTGACGCTTACTCGCACAGAATAAATTCTGTACTGCGTCGAGCGTTGCGTTCTAGGAGATCTGCCTACCTTCGCAAAACGCCTCTCAAGGCATCCTGGCGGCACTGATAAACGGCCAGCATATCAGGGTTCACTTTTGATAACCTGCGAGCTCTCACGGGCTGCCAGGATGACATATGGCTATTGAATCATTACTTGCTGAAGCCGAATCAGTGGCAGACATCATCAGTATACTAACTGCTGGCTCACAAATTACTCAGTCCGGCCGGGTAGCATACATCAGCACACCACGCGGATTAGAAGTAAAAACCGCTTTCCAGGTGGTGGAAGCCAATTCCTTAATCATTTCTAACATGCTTAACGGGACAGTAAATCCTAATTTCCCCGCTGAGCTCCAACCCCGTGACCGTACCAGAAAAAGCAGTCAGTTACAGGTCCAGAAGATCTCAACCAATCTTAACCCGCAACGCCTGGCCGATTCCGGCCTTTCAAGTCACGGCTCGCCTATTATCGGCCATGACAACGTTGTCGAGTCTGGGAATGGACGCACGATGGGTATTTTCAAAGCCTATGCAGAAGGTAATGCAGAGACATACCGGCAGTACCTGATCGATAACGCTGAACTTTACGGGCTGAAGAACACAGACATCACTGCAATGCAGCAACCGGTCCTTGTGCGGAAAAGGATCGATGATATTGATCGCGTCAAATTTGCCAAAGACAGCAATCTTTCTGATTTACAGGATATGGCCGCGAGCGAAAAGGCTTTCGCAGATGCAGAAAGCATTACGCCGGAGATGCTGGCGCTGTTTGCACCCGCAGATAACGGCAATTTGCTGGCAAAGAGCAACGATCCGTTCATCCGGGCGTTTCTTGCTTCTCTCGGCGATACGGCCACAGCGGGTTTACTCACTGCCGATGGACGGCCAACTAAGCAACTGGTAGACCGCCTGCAAAACGCCATATTCGCAAAAGCGTATAAAAACGAACTATTGGTCAACCTGGTGGCTGAAGAGCCTGATCCTGAGATCCGCAATATTCTCACTGCACTGAACGTCGCGGCACCGGATTTTATTCAGATGCAATACCTCTCAGGGGAGACGCACCGGCAGACCGTAACTGAGCTCTGCGAATCTATTGAGGCTGTCGAAGGTTTGGAGAAAAAAGCGCTACAAGCGCTCGTAGACGCCACCAGCGTTGTGCGCGCCGCCAAAGATAGCGGCCAGTCAATTGATGAGTTTGTGCTGCAAATGGGGCTGTTTGAGGACGTTTCAGACGAGGTCAGGCAGCTAGCGCTTTTCATCGCTAAAAATAACCGATCATCGAAACGAATGGGGGCCGCGTTCAAAGCACTGGCCGTCGTGATAAACGAGCAACTTCAAAGGTCCGGTGCCGCGGTTAACGATATGTTCGGCGCTGAGCCACTTACTCTGGCCGATGTGCTGGCGGCCGTAGACAAACAGCTCGAAGATGAATACGGCGAAGGGGCCGGTATACAAAATGCCTTGTTTGAGTCTGCTGCAAAAAAGCCTAGCCCCTTGGTTGTTGCTATTGAGCAATGCGATAACGTCACTGACATTATCACGCTGCTTAACTACGCCACCCAGGGGGTAGATTTTTACAATAACAGCGGACCCCTCGGCGCAGTGCTGGCGCGTGCGGCACTGAAACTTCGTGAAGACGGTAGCTCGCAAGCCCTCACTCGCTATCGCGCGCTGGTAAAGGGGTTGCTTGGCAAATCTAAGAGTCAGACCTACCACGGCAATTACGACAGAATGGGCATTGCTCAACAATTCCTGAAAACGCTTAATGAAGGCGCTGAACCAGGCATGTTCTTTTCAAAAAATGTGATTGATACAGGGATGCTGGATGGTTCGATTTTCCGGTTGAAAGGATTACTCGAAATCAAAAATGGCGATAATCCATCCCTGGCAGTGAAGGCCCATAGTGAAATCATGGCGATCATAAACAGTTTCCTGAATAAGTCTGGGAACTTAAAAGGTCTCACAAAGACTCAAGAAGCCCTGTTAGTTCCCGCCTCTGCCGGGGCTATACGCACCAAAATGGACATTATGACGGCAATTACCTCCCCCGTAAAAGCACCGATAGCCCCGATTATTGATGATCCCCACCAGGCAATGCTCGATGACGTGAATTTTGGTGTGAAGATTTTGGGCGGGGAGCGCATAAAAATGCGCCGCAGCCAGGCAAAGGAAACGCTCAGGGCGCTGGCAGAAGATAACAACATTGGGCAGATAATAAACGACAACTACCTGATGACCCGGTTTGAAAAGGAAAAGTTATTTGAGTGTTTTGAAAAATCAATCGTGGGTTACGGACCCGTTTACGCCGGTTCCGAGGAGAACGGTTTTGCCAGACATATTAAAAAATTCACACCTCAGCAGCGTGGCTATTTGGCACAACAAATTGCCAGTGCCTGCGCCGGACTCAATGAGATTGTTGTTCAAGCACGCGAAAACCTCATAGCCACTTCTGACATCGATGAAAAGCAAGCGAATGACTGGGCGTCAAGCATTCAGATATCCAGCACGATCGCGAAAGCACTGGGGCGTGAGCATATACGCGAACAATTGCGGATGATTTATAAGGTTTGCCGTGGCCGCATAACGACGCTGGCAAAGATTGGGGTATCGAGAACCGGGCGCGCCTACGCGATTCGAAGAGACAACGGGATCTTTCTAGGGCTGCGAAGCAATGATGCGACGCTATGGCATGAGGCTGGCCATCACTTTGAATATTCCAACCCAGACTTACTTGTTAAAGCTAAAGCATTTCTGAAGATGAAGGCCGGGGCAGAACCTGGGATCGGAAAACTCGCCGATATAACCGGGGATGGCTTCGGACCGAAGGAAATCGCCATCCTCGATAATCTAAGTTCACCTTACGCTGGGCGGATCTATTCCACAGACGGCACGCTTGAACGGATTAGTTCAACTGAAGTCATCTCAACGGCCTTCGAGTATCTCTGCAATCCCGCAGGCGGGGCGCAATCACTGATGAACGACGATTTAATACTGGATTTTGTTATCGGAGCTATTAAGGGAAGCGCATGATCAAGGTAAAAATGAAAATGATGGGCCTCAACGGCTCTATTGAGTTCGGAAACGATGATCCGTTTGAAGTCTGCTCATACAAAGTGGTTTCGCGCGCTGGCGGTAATGCGCAGCTGATAACAGCGATCAAGTCGTCAGTGGCCTTATCCGGCAGTGGGCAGTTCAACGCAGACGATGAAGCGGAATGCCAGCCAGCTGCATTGCTGAGAGCCGTGGAAGCCGCTGGCGGCAAAGTAGAATGGCCGGAAGCCTGGCTGAAGCAGTTAAAAGAGTTTGAAGGTGGTCTGGAAGACGACGTTTGTTTTTAAGATGAGAGCAAATGTGGAAGGATTTCATGTAAGCCGGGGTTAACCGGCTCACATGTACATGATTAATCTTCAAGTTTTCGGTTAAGCACGCCGTCTTTTTCCAACTTTTCGGCGACGGCATCGAGAATGTACTTACTGAAGTCCATCCGGGTGAGGTTTTTATCGAGCAACCGCTGGTGCGCTTCGAAAAACTCAACCGGGACGGAACCGAGATGCTTACGCTTAGTGCGTTGCGTTTTCTTCGGTTCAGTCTCTTCTGGGACTGGCGGACTGACCTGCGAACTGGCACTGCTTTCATGAAGCGGCGCGGTCGAGCCTACTTTAGATAGCATGCTCCAGTCTTTCGAAAAACTCGGTTTTTTAGCCATTATTCCTCCTGACCATTTTCAATTATTTGACGCATTTCTTCGCATAACGCCTTCATCTCTTTCCCTGCGCTTGTGCTGGCAGAATGAATCAGCTCAGTCACACCCAAGCCCCTTTTCTGATTGACGGTGAAGTCAGATCTGGTGGGTATGCGACTCTTAAGTAATTTCAGATGCGACGCGTGTTCCATGATGTTTTCCATCTCTACAAAGTGCTTCTGGTTTGGATTCACTTTGCTTAGAAAAACATGGCCGGTAATGTGACGGCCGGTTTCTTGACTCACCTCGATCAAAATATCTTCGAACTGGCGTAACCCAATTAGCTCAGTAGGGTTTTCGTTGCTTGGGATAATGACTAAATCAGAACTGGCAATGGCAATACGGTTGAGGTTTGAGTCAAAGCCGCCGCAGTCGATGATCGTTAACCAGCCGTTCTTTTCACCTTGTTGGAGTAGTTCCAGCAATTCCTCGGCCGTCTCCGGGGTGCGAATTGGTAGCTTTTTATTGTCATCACGGAAGTTGTTTAAAATTGATAACCCGCCGCTTACATCTTTATCAATAACCTGCTGGGGTTTCATTTCACCGGCAATGTTCAGGGAAGATGTTGTTTTCCCTATCCCGCCTTTGCTACCTGCCACTGCAATTATTGTCATGTCAAAACTCCGATTTTGGGCATGAATTACGTTAACTTTCTTTAGAATATACTACATGCATACATTGTACATTCAAAGCATGCATTTTAGATGCTGATTTTATGCATAATGAGTGCAAGTAATGTGCATATTATGTGTATTGTAAGAGCGATATATAATTTTTTTTATATGAGGGACTCTTGCGGAGGAGTTTGGGTATTGTCCGTGTCGTTGATAACAAAGGAGTTGTTAGACATGGAAAATAGCAAAAACGTACAAGCCGTTTTGGACACGATCAGTGTGACAGAAGGGACCGCAACCCACTCACTAACAAAATGCAATGGTTATGACGTCATCGTAACGGGTATAGACCTGCAGCCTGAAGTGTTTACGGACTTCAGCACGCACCCGTTTGCAAAGGGGCGCAAAGCGAAGGTATTCAATAAAGCAGGGGACCGGTCTACGGCATCCGGGCGATATCAGTTTCTTTTGAAATATTGGGATGATTACCGGAAATTGCTGAATCTAACTGATTTCAGTCCGGTATCCCAGAACAGGTGGGCTATACAGCTCATCAAAGAGCAGGGCGCATACAAAGATATTACCGAAGGACGAATATACACTGCTATACCAAAAATTTGTGACATCTGGGCTTCGCTGCCTGGTGCCGGCTACGGCCAACATGAGTTCACGATGGAAAAAGTGGTTCGAATATACGAAGAAAAGGGGGGCGCTGTAACGGACCGGCCAGCCACCTGATCATTCATCGTTCCGTTTTGCCTGGTCCGCCCTGCGTTGCAGTGACCGGCTGAGCAAAACGGAAACGTAGGTAAATATCATTCCCGCTGCAAATCCGGCGATAAACACGGTTCTGACGTTACTGAAATCGGGCATTGAGCGCCTCTTAGCTTGAATTGTTTGCGAAGTTTAGCTACGAAGTTTAACGGATTGAAGCCGTTCTCACACGCTTGTTTAAAATTCCGCTGGGCTTCTTCCATCGCCGCGTCCGCTTTCCGTCCCTCATCTGCAAAGCGGGTGGCATTAAAACCAGTCTGCTGGCGCTGCTGAGGGCTTTTCACTGCGAGGTAAAGCCTGCGCCTCACTTCGCTTTCGATCTTGCGCTGATGCTCCCCACGTTGCGCATATTTGGCATTCTGCCGTTCCGCCAGGTCTTGCGCTCGGGTCAGCTGGCGTTCAGCCCTTGCCTGCGAGAGTGTTTTAATCGAACCTGACTTCCTTCCGCTGCGTGCATTGGAATATCTTTTAAGCTTCTTAACTTCACAAACCTTCTTAACTTGGGGATCAAATTGATCCGGGGGGGCCGGTAATTTTTGATCGGGGGGGACAGGAGCCAGCACGCTGGATTTACACGTTTTTATTGTGCTGGTGATGCGTAACCCTGGCCGGAAATTACATGACGTCAGGAACAGGGCAAACTCGCAGAAAATGACCTGTATTTGCGCCAGCTTGTCACGGGCTCGCGTTGCGAGCACCGCCCAGGCTCGCTGAGCCATTTGGATAAATTCTGGTGTGAACTGATATTCGGTCGGGCATTGCCCGCGTTCTTCGTCAAAAACTGCATGACGTCGCAGGATGCCAGCTGCAACGGCAAGATCAATATTGCGACGGACGGTAGCGATGGTAGCGCCAGTTTCAAGCGCCATGCGCCGTTTAGATTTGAATATTTTGTATTCCGATGAGCTTGCGGCCACGTTACATATACATGCAAGAATGTTTTTACATGAACGTGAAATAATAGATTTTGGTAATGATTCAATAACTGTTTTCAAACCATAGCCGGATAGTGCGTTATTAGACTTGCAAAATACTGAATCCATTTTTATAATCTCTCCGTTGTGGAGTTTTTTAGCTTTAAAGGATGTAAAAAAGCCTCAAGGCTTTTTGAGTTCAAATAAGTGTCTTTGGCGAGCACTTTGAAAATTGCTGTATATGAGAGGGAAGGTGCCAGCCTTCCCTTTTTCTATTTGTAATTCAGTAGGCATCTCTCCAGAAAAATTCCGCTATCGAACGCATCCATTAATCCAATCAATGAATAATCTTTAAATAGTCAGTTAAGTAATATGTGACTGTATTTTAAGGGATCCTACATTAGATCAATTGATCTGATCAACTATCATGAACCCTCTTAGGAAATGGCGAAGTAGATAAGCGAAAGGCGCAATAAATGCGCCTTTAATAGATTCTGTGAATATAACTATTATTTGAATTTTGGAGTTGGTGTATCACTGAAATCAATTGATTGAGTTTTCTTCGCCGGCTTAGCATTACTTATATTCATGCTAATGCGTTCGTGCGTGTTGCCTTTAAGCGGTAATGTTTTCAAGCCACCTTTCATTGCGCTTTCAAATAATAATTCAAATATCTTCGCATCCTGTTCTGTACTCATATTTACCAGCGCTTCAACCTGTTCCTCTGAAATAAAAACAGGTAGTTTTTTTGCCGTTTCCAAAAGCATTTCACGGCGGTTTGCTATTAGTTTTTCTGCTTCTTCATTTTTGCTCTGTAAAAGGTTCCTGGTTTCCTGTAGCTCCAGAATTTCCTTATTGCGGCCGTACAAAATCCCTTCGAGTAAAAGCATGTCCTCTTCCAGATTCATGAGGATTATGGATTCATGTTCGTTTTGCTCGAAATTATTTTTGATAGCGAGTGAATTTTCAGACGAAAAACCCTGTGATTTTAATGATTCGAGGATCATTTCTTCCTGTTGTTCACGTGTTGATCCCGATTCCAGCAAAAAGGACGGGTGATCCATTGAGATGTAATTAGGATTTTTGACGTAATCCATACCCATATAAACGCGCATAATCGCTTTTTTCCCGTCGGGGCCACCCGATGCCCAGCTCCAGCCGCCTGCGCGCGACTCCAGAAGGCCATTTACGATCCTGCCAGAATCTGTAGAAAGAATTTCCTCTGTATGACTAACGATACCGTTACCATCAACAGATATGGCCAGCGTGCGGTTAGACGGAATGTTATCGACAACGACGGGCTTTCCGTTGACGTTAATTACCATAGTCTCCGGGATCTCCAGCTTGCCTGCCATCTGCCGGCGGCCGTGACCATAGTAGCCATACGCTTCACCGAGGCTGATCAGTTCCTGCGTGGCCGGGCTTTCAAGCGTATTTTTAACGGCGGAGAGGGCGTAATCCCGGTTGTTGCCGCTGAATTTGCGCGGGTTGTTGAACAGGCTAAAACGGTCGGTTACGGTTTTCAGTGAAGTAGTCATGTTAGTTTTCCTCAGAAAGGACAGAATTGATGCTTTGCTCGATGAGTGCAGCGCGGCGTGCCGGCGGCATTCTCATGAGCGATTCGAATAGCGCCTCATCTTCTTCTTGGGTCGGCCCGTTAAGCTCTTTAATCAGGCGGTCAGTGACTTCATTGCCGAATTTCAGAAGGTCATCGCAAAGCAGGCGCATGAAAGTGGGGGAATTAGATAGCTTCTCGCTGTTCTGAATTGCATCGAGTATTGAAACGACGACGGAAGCGTAATTTGAGCGCGATTCCTGTTCTGCCATCTCTTCTTCCTGGATGGCTGTATTCAGCGAATTAAAGGTAATTGTGTAAGGCCGGTCCTCCGGCAAATAGACTTTGCCGGACTTGTACGCCAGGTGGATATCTATCGCGCGGTGCGTGAAGGTGTACACCGCATTGCGGATCCACTGCGCACGCATTGCAGCTTGGATAGACGTTCGGAAAAAGCCACCTTCCCCCAGGCCGCCGCTCATGATGTCAGCCCAGCCCAGTAATGTGACGTCCATCCCCACGCTGCCGGCCAGTTGGCGCAGATAAAACATTATGTCTTCAATGTTGCTGATATCTGCCGTCGTAGACTGCGTATCAATCGACATGGTGCCCTTACCGTCGCCCATGACCGGTATTACGTTGTTCACCACGGTTGGGATATAGCCGCCGTTTTGGGCACGTCTCGCCATTCTGTCTGCGCTGCGTTTGAAAGAGGCCGTGATGGTATTGATGTACGCCGCGGCATTAACGGGATCCAGCGTGCTTGTGTTTACGCCGATCAGACGGTCAATTTTGCTCGCGTTATTTCGGCTCGCTTTCAGAGATTTGAGGGCATTCAGTAGGCTTTGATAAGCGCCATAGCTGTGCTCCAGCATACTTGTGCCGTAGTTCTGTGTTTCAGATGGCAACCGTTCCATAGGGTCGTCCATGAGAGCGTAGGGAGTGAGGCCAATATTGATAGGCTCTTGCGACCGGTCCGGGGTCCAGAAGGGGATTTTCAGGGGGATAAGCGCCCAGGGTTCCGCGAGAAGATTTGCCTTTTCTGAGGCACCCCAAAAATACTCGTTCGTAAAGCCGGCCAAGTCGTTGCCGCGGACGTATTCGCGCACAAAATAGGGGTTGGTGTAGTAGCTGTTTTCAAACGAGACGATGCCGACATTTGTTTGAGCGTAAGGACGCACGTACGTTACGCCGTAAACGCACATTATCTTTGCCCATGCAGGCATTTCCCTGTTTAGGGTTTCGCCGAGCGCATTCATGAGCTCAGTTGCAACAGCCCGGTTCGCCGCGGTCTCTTTTTCCGTCTTGCCTTCTTTACCCTGAATGACAAACGATCGGTTCGTTTTCTTATCGGTAGAAAGCGCGTGCGTTAAATGGATGTCCAGCGCGTCATTGAGAATGGAAAACCGGGACATCTCTTCGAGAAACGTATATTTAGCGAAGCGCTCCAGGGGCAGTTTCGCTTCTTCGAGCATATCCCCGCCTGAGCACGTCATGTTTGCAGCTTCATCTTTCCCCATGGCAGCCGCGTACCAGCGCGAGGAGGAGACAGAAACGACAGTGTTGGTACCGCCCGTTATATAACCCGCGCCGTACTCGTTTGCATCCGAACTCTTCCCCCCTTTAAAGAGTTTGTAGAGCGCGCTGATGGCCCCCTTTTTTTCATCGCTCATCACGGTTCCTTTTTGTCAGTCTGGCTCCCGGACAGTAGCAATTGTGAACCGCAGGACGGTACGGGGGCTGATGTGATAGATGAGAGAACGCTGCAACGCGCAGCAAACAGCGTTAACAACGCAGAGACTATTGATGAGCTCTGCCGGGTCATTGCGGGGTTAGTGACGGCGCGGACATACACCAATTACGGCGTCACTAAAAAAGCCGGCGTTTCCATCGAAAGGGAACGTAAAGAAGCGAACCATCGGGCGATCACATTGCTCGACAGTCTGCCCGATGATGCAGTGCTGACGAATGAACAACGCGCGATCCTTGCGTCCTATACCGGCGAGGGCGGGATCGGTGCAAACGAGCACGAATACTACACGCCGCAGCCAGTCGCAGAGGGGATGTGGGGGCTGATGCAGGTATACGGCTCGACGGTAGGTAACTGGCTGGAGCCTGCCGCGGGTACCGGCGTTTTTAACGAATCGAAGCCAGCGGGCTCGATTATGACCGCCGCGGAGATCAGCCCGGTTTCCAGCCGCATTAACCGTCTTTTGCACCCTGAAGATAAAGTTGTGACCACGCCGTTTGAGCGTGTGGCCGCATCGACGGAAGATGAGATTTACGACGGCTGTGTTGGGAACGTGCCATTCGGTAACAGCCGTGGTGAATTTGCCAACCTTGATCCCGCATATGCCAAAGAAAAGAACATCGGCCGGTACTTTATCCTCCGCTTGCTGGACAAGTTAAAGCCTGGCGCCATGGCCTGCATCATAGTCCCCTACGGCATGACCAGCGGCAGCACGCATAAAAAACTACGTGAGCAGGTTTCCCGTAAGGCTGAATTTCTGGGCGCGCACCGGCTACCGTCTGGCACGTTTGACGAAAACGGGACATCAACGGCCACGGATGTCTGGGTGCTGCGTAAACACCCGGAAGGGCTGGCGCAACGGATCCTTGATGAGAAAAAAACCCTTCTGGCCGCGGCTAACGTGCTGTGGGATACCTTCATTCTTGGCAAATGGTTTGAGCTCGACGGGAAGCGTTTCGTTCACGGTGAGGTGCTGGAAGGGTACCGGATGACCGTGCGTAACGACACGATCACAAGCGGCCAGATCAAAGAGAAGTTGCTGCATAAATTCGACAGCCGCATCGATTGGGAAATGCTCAACACGCTTGAGCCTGAACAGCAGTTGCCGGTAGAAGGTGATCGCCGCCTGATAAATGACGTCTGGTACAAATTCAGCGACGGGTTCTGGGAAATTGATAAAACGCCCGCTAAGCAGGATCTGGACGCGGCGCGTTATGGGGCTGGCAGTTATTTCGAGTTAATGGCTGTTTTTGATGAATCGAATCCTGCCGCGCTCAACGCGCTGACCTGGGACCAGATCCAGGCAGTGCGGATGTCATTCCCGGAAATCATACCGGAAACGCAGAAGCGGGCACTGAGTTTTGCCAGTGTTCAGCCGCAGGGACTGCGCGAACGGGTTTTCCGCGGTTCCATGATCGGTGGCCGTATTGGTGTGCTGCAGGACTGGATGGCGGGCAACTATCCGCCGGAGCAAATCGACGAGTTACGCCAGGATATTGCCCGGATGGTGGCCGCGCAATATGACAAGTACGGGCATCCCGGTAAAGGGAAGGCCGATAAGGTCCGCGGCGATGGGGTGGCGGACTGGCTCAAATTCAAAGCGGCGATTGATGCCGACGGCAAACTCTCAGCACTACTGAACGGGACGCTCGATGTCGCGCCTGCGCTGGCATACAACAGTGCTGATCCGGTCCAGGTTATCAATCATCTGTTTAGCCAGATCGACATCATCCCGATTTCAATTGAGGAATTTCGCGAGCATTACACCGGAGAAGCGCCGGAAGATGACAACGAATTGCTGGCAATCCTCGCTCAGAATGCGTCGCTGGCCATCACCCCGGCTGGCGACATTATGCCAATGGATCGGGCGACTAGTGGCGATATCAGCGCGGCAAACAGTGCCCTGATGGGCGCGCTGGGCGTCGAGACAAACGAAGCGTTGAAACAAAACTACCTGCGCCAGCTGGAGGAGTTAAAGCGCAAGCGCAAGTGGACTGATGTTGACGATATTGATTTTTCGCTCAATGCCCGCTGGTTTGACCGGTCATTGATACTCGAGTACCTACGCGAGCAAGGCTACGACGAGCTGCAGTATGTGAAGGACATTAACGTTGAGGACGGTACCCTGGTTTCCGAACAGGGATACCGGGGCAGTGATGGTCTTTTTGCCGGGTACCGGTACGGCACGGTCAGGAGCAAAGACAAGGAGACGGGCAAAAATAAGTTGGTTTATAAGCGTGTCACCAAAAAAGATCCGTTCCTGCCGCAACTTGAAAACTTTCTTAACGGCAATAAACCTACCGGTATTTTTGCGGCGCAATACTCCGCGCGCCTGCGCGAGATGGAAAAGGAATTCAATGACTGGATACGCCAGCACGATGAAATCCAGGACCTGGTGCAGCAGTACAACGACGCCTTTAACGCCTACATCCCGTACGAGCAGTCAGACGCCACGCTCGAATTAAAAGAGATTTCCGGCAAAACGATCCCGTTCGGTTATCAAAATAGTGAAGTGCGGCGCTTGTCTGAAGACGGAAAGGGGATCATGGGTTTTGGTACCGGCCTCGGCAAGACCACCACCGCGCTGGCGCTGGAAGCGTTCAACTTTGAGAACGGCCGGAGTAAGCGCACTGCGATTGTGGTACCGAAGGCTGTATATCAAAACTGGTATTACGAAGCCGTTGATTTTTACAGTGAGACAGCGCTTTCTCAGATGCTTTTTGTGGGTCTCGATGTCCTGCGTGATGATGAGGAGAATATCCGGCAGGTTCCTGTGCTTGATGACAACGGTAAGCCGAAACTCAATAAGCATACTGGGGAACCGATGTACCGTAACGCCGTTGCACTAAGCAGCAGCGAGACGATTAAAACACGCATGAATCAGATCCCTCAAAGCAATTACCGCACCGTCATTATGACCAAGGAGCAGTACGCGCGTATTCCAATGCGTGAGGAAACGATACGTGATCATGCCTACGACGTGCTGTATAGCCAGGCGGAAGCCGGGCGCGTGAATCTGGACGGCACAAAGCACCGCGATGCGAACAGAATATCGAGAGTTTTGGCTGAAGCTTCGGATACCGGTACCGAAAAAGTGGAAGAGTACCCGTATTTTGAGGATATGGGCTTTGATAACGTCATTGCCGATGAAGGCCACAATTACCGCAACAGCGCCAGCGCCGGGCGTGAGGCCACGGCGCTGGCTTACCTGCCGGTCGGTTCTGTGGCGCAATCCGCACGTGACATGGCTGTTAAAAATGCCTATCTGATGTCCAAAAACAACGGCCGTGGTTGCGTGTTGCTGACCGCCACCCCGCTGGTTAACTCCCCGATCGACGCGTTCAACATGCTTTCGCACGTTGTCGACATGAAAGAATGGCAGCGCATGGGGATCTTCACGCCTGATGATTTCGTGAAAGTCTTCGGCGAAATTGCGCCGGTGATGGTGCAGAAATTGTCTGGCGCTGTAGAAGAAAAAAACGGGCTGGTTGGGTTTAAAAACCTCGATGGCCTGCGCGGTATTTTCCATCGCTGGACGACGATGAAAACGGCCGCTGACGTATCGAATGACGTCAAAATACCGGAGCTCGATGAGAAAACCGTCGAAGTGCCACTCAGCGCTGAACAGGCCATGTATTACGAAGAGCTGCGCATGCGTGCCGAGGCGCTATCAGCCAAAAATGACCCGATTGCTTCAGCTGCGGCGGCGCTGGTAGAAATTCGCGACGGCAAAGGCGAGCTTGTTGATCCAGACACTGACTCCGTGTTCTCAATTATCCGCGACATGGACCGCATTTGTACCGATCTGGACCTGTATCGGCGTCAGATGACATTCCGCTTCCCGGCAGGACGTGAAGACGCTATCCGTAAACTGGTGGCCGAACTGCCTGAAGAACTTCAATACGCAGATGATGAAGAGGGGGACGCCGGCGAAGAAATTAAGGTCCCGGTTGAGGCTACTATCACCGTGACGGGCGACGTCTGCCAGCTGGTCGTGCCAGAAACGTACGAACAGGAGGTGCTGAAACGGCTTTCACAATTCGAAATCGATGCAAAAGAGCTCTCTCATCCGGTACCGCCAAAATACGCCGCACTGATTGAAAATCTGAAAGTCGGGCTGGTTAACGGTAAGCAGATCATCTTCTCAGATGAGAAAAGCCAGCACGGCAAGTTGCGCCGCATTATCGCGCAGGAGCTGGGGATCGAAGAAAGTGAGATCGCGATACTCAACGCGACTACCGTGGCCGAGGCTGGCAAGAAAGGCAAAAAACCGAAACGTGTTAAAGCCCCTAAACCGCTGCCAGACGAACCGACCGATGCGCAGCTTGAGGCGTATCAACGCCAGGTGGCGCTTTATGATGATTACATTGCCTCACAAAACGAGATGTCGCTGGGCGGCCTGGAGTCTATTTCAGCTGACTACAACGAAGGCCGTTGCCGTGTAATTCTCTGCAATAAAAAAGCCGAGGTGGGTATTAACCTGCATCACGGCACGACGGATATCCATCACCTCACACTGCCATGGACACCCGCTAGTATTAACCAGCGCAACGGGCGCGGCGCGCGCGTGGGCTCAAGTCAGGACCGCGTAAACGTGCATTACTACTGCGGCAAAGGTTCGTTTGATGATTTCCGCCTGGCGACATTGAAGCGTAAAAAAGACTGGATCCATGATCTGCTGACGTCCGATCAGTCACGCATGGCTAACGCCGACGCAAACGACGCGGTAGAAATGCAACTCATGCTGGCGCGTGACCCGGAAGAGCGTGCCCGCCGTAATGCCAAGTTAATGGAAGAGGCGAAAGCCGCCGCTCAGGTAGCTGCAACACGCCGCGCCAAGATTGACCTGCAAAACTTCATCAAGGCACAACATGCGGCCGCCGGGGATATGAGCCTGGAGCAATCGAAGCTGGAGACGTTGCAAGTCCATATGACTACCTTCCAGGATAACCTTGACGCGCAGAAAGCAAAGGTAACGGCCTTTGATGAGGAGATTGCAGCCCTGATTGCAAATCCTGACCGCGACAGATGGGATGTGATAACCAAAGAAAGTCAGTTAAAAGCGGTGCAGGACCAGGTGGCTTACTACACCAAAGAATTAGGAGATTTGAACGTTCAGTTTGGCAAACAGGAGCGCAAACTAAAGCGGCTGGCGCGTGCTGAAAGTGAAGTAAAACGCCTGCGGCCGACGATTAAAAACGCCATTGATAATGGTGTACTCGATGTCGATCAGGGGGTGCTGGAACATGGCAATAATTACCTGATTACGAAAGATGGCCGCTCGCTGACCGTGGGTGACACATTCCGCTTTGACTTGATAAATTTACAAGCCTCCCGAAACGCGCTGGCGCGTATAAATTCGTTTGATTTTGACGCCCGCTCCGCGGCTATGGAGTCCATTTATTCCGCTAAGGAAGCTGCTGGGGAATACAGAAAAGCAAACGTGCCAATCGATCTTCTGCCAGCACCGGAAACGGTCACTGAAAACGAAGTTGATTTACGCAAATGGATGCAGGGGGGCGTCTCCATCATCAACGTGGCCAGCCGGTTAACGGAAAGCGAGTTCCGCGGCTATCTGAAAGACGGGGTATTGCGTTTAAAGGAGAATAATTGTCTGAAGTTAAATAGCGCTGGCCAGTATGAGGTCGAAATGATTGCTGGTCTTTGGTCCCGGCATTCTGACACGATCATGTACCCAGACTCATCAAACGACGTGCTTAAAACACGAGTAGCCAACTGGGCGCGTTCAAAAGAGTACGAAGCCAAATTTGCGGCCAGTGAATTTATGACAGCGCTGTTTGGTGATAATTATATGAGCCGCATAGCCGAATACGGCGAAAAGGGCAGCGAGACGGATATCGCCGCGTTCGTTGCAGCATTTACTGCCTCATACATGGAAACTGTAACAGGTAAAAGACTGGCCGGTCAGGGCGCGCTACAGCCGATAGATTACGTTTTCAGGAGTAAATTACCGAATCCAGATGTTGACGGTTTTGTGATAGCCGGCGTGAAAACTATCCCGGTGAATTACAGCAACGCCCCAGATTTTAAACGCGCACTGGAGCAGCAATCCGATCAGATCGCCGCCCAGGCGGAGAACAATTGCAAACAGGGCGCGCGGGAATTAGCCCAGGCGTTGTTTGTGGAGTTCAAAGCCATTCTGGAAGGTGGGATCAAAGATTCCGTGGGGCGTATGAACCATGTACTCGGTCGCGGCCTGCTTTCAGAGGTTTACGCCAGCCGTAAAGTCTCTCAAGGGGAGTTATCCGCTGCGTCAGTATTCATGCACAACGTTTTTTACGCAGATGCCGTTAACATCGGTTTTATAAAACCGGATAGCGTGACCGTTGAGTTGTTGGGTAATTATGCGGAACATCAGGACTTTACTGACGCGCTTGATGATAAGATTCAGGAAATGCAGGGCAAGGGAGAGGCCGAACCATTGATGATTGCAGCCCGAGAACGTGCGGGCCTGGTATCAGATGAACAGGTGACGGCGTCAAAAGCGGCTATCGCCGGCGTGGCAATTGAGCGCGAGACCGTGGAAGAAGTACGCGTTGAATCTGAAATCATTATTAAGCGCAATACCACCGCGATTCTTGCTAAATTCCGCGGGCGTACGATGTTCAAATACGGGCCTGATGAGTGCTATGGATTCCAGGATCCAAAAGGCAAGTCCGGGCGGTTGTTTAGCACGAAGGACACGCTTAAATCGCGGTTTGGTGCGAAGTATTATAATGGTGACTCGTCTGATGATGAGTTCCCAGGCAGCTGGTGGGTGATATCGACTCGCTATAGTCTCAGTGATGTAATGGCAGTCATTAACGGGCGGGATTAATCATGGCGACACTCAGCGATACAATAAAATTCAGTGAAGAATTCCTGTCCACGTATACGGCAGAAGCGTTAGACGGTCGTAGCGATGAGGATTTTGTGAACGAGTTTCTGAGCGGGACGAACAAGATCCTTTCTGCAAATCCGCGCATCTACCGCTCATACGGTCCTTTCTGGCCGGCAGTAAAACAACTGTTGGTAGAGCACGGCCACACAGGGTTCGGGCGTGAAATAGAAACGTCCGTGGCCGCACTGTACAGCTATGAGCGCGCCGTGCTGACACTGATTGCCGCGACGCTTTACAGCCAGACAAGGCTTGAGGGTGGTAATATTTACGCCGCGGAGCACGTCCTTCCCACGCGAGAAGAGGCAGACGATGAGACGTACACCTTTTACAGCGGCGATGACGAGATAGAGAGACGTTTAACATGACATTGAAAGTGGGCTCGCGGGCAATATACGCAACTATGCGCCACCTGCGTGAGCTGGCTTCTGAACATGGCTGCAATATCCGGTATTTGCAGAAGAAAAAGCGGTTTGAGCTGTTCCGCGTTGATGACGAAGGCAACCAGGTAGGAGATGATTTATGGTTGCTTGAGACCGGTACCGGCGAGTCAATTGAACAAGTGAGGTCGATCTTGCTCAATGACTGGCGAACTGTGATCAGCAAGGGTGCGGAGTTTTTAAAGAAAGAAAGCCAGTCGTAATCGAATAATGGTGGCGCGCGCGAGGAGCCCGGCGGTTCTCCGATAACCAGCCTTGTGTGCGCTACCACCCCAGCAGTAATCCCCCATCAACTCCATTCATCAAAATAATGTTTATTGCCTTAAAAATCACCGTGATGATTTAGCGAAACGAGTAAGGGCTTTCAATTCGGAAATTTCTTTGTTTATACTGTATGCATGAACAGTGTTTAACAGGCGCATACCATGGAAATTTTATACCCAACTTCGCTACCGGATAAACTGTATATCCCTCTTTTTCAAGATAAAGTACCCGGTGGGTTCCCGTCCCCTGCGCAGGACTACATAGAGCAAGCTATTGACTTAAATGAGCTTTGTGTTTCTCATCCCGCCGCCACATATTTCGTTCGCGCAACAGGAATGAGCATGATGGATGCCGGGATCTATGAGGGTTCGCTGTTAGTCGTTGATC